CCAGCCATGCGGCCTGCCTCTGCAGCTCCCAGCCCAGCCACCTCACTTCTCTTTTCTTCATTTTTACCTCCGGGCCTTTTAGTGCCATGCCCAGGGCGTTCGAATTACTAAAGGGCGCCTGGAGGGACTCGCACCCTCCGTATGCCTGGGGGCGACTTGCCCCCCCGCATACAAGCGCCTTTAGCCATGCAAGCTTATACTCCCGCATGGCTGGGGGAGTCGTTGGGGCACCGGGATATTATATATTTCCCCCCCGGCAAGGGAACTTCAAGAGAAGAAGCGGAGGGGACCTTATGCTGCTAAGGCCCCTCTCCCTTTCCTCCTGTCGGCTACCCATTGCGGGCGCCTATGGCCGGGGACAACACCGGCCGGTGCTTTCCTCGAATGAGGAAGCATGGTGGGGCGGGTATTCCCAGGGAGATCTCACTATCCCCCATGTCCTCTGACCCCCCCTCAAACCCCTGATTCTACTCGCTTCCAGGATAGGCCACAGACTTCTAGCCTATCCCTTTCAATCAGGGCCAGCCCACAACCACGCTCTACCTAGCACGGCTAGGAGAGCGAAAGCTAAAGAAACACATATAATCCGCCTTTTCCGGACTCAGACCCACACGGGCCAACCGGCAAGGCATAGCGTTTCCTCTGTTGCCTCTCCTTTCCGAAGGGAGAGACGCAAGGAATATTAGGGAGCATTCGCCACAGCTACTTAGCGATCCGACTGATCCTAAGCCTGATGGCTTCTGGCTCCCTGGCTTGTGCCTTGATATTTACCCGTGGTCAATTTCAGCTTTCACGGGCCGGCGATGCCATGATTCCATTTGTCTGGAAGCATCGCCTCTCTTGATCCCCTCGCAATGTCGGGCACTTCCGCCTATAGATATAGCTCGCGCTATATCGCAGCGTCCATTAGCCGAAGGAACCATCATATGATCCCCTCGCGGCACATTCCGATCAGCAATCCTTTAGCTATGATGGTCTCCTACCATCCCAGAGCGCCCTACATTATCAGGCACTCATCGCTTCCCCGGCAATTACGCCGTGCCCGCTACACCCCGTGACCTATGGATTACCCCCCGCACTCTTTCCCTTTTCCACTCAATCCTATGGCCTCCTCACGCGGTATATCGATCATGAGAGGACTGCTAGCATTGCCAGAGATTGCGAGAATCACCTCGCAATCCCCCAGATCAAGCCTCAAGCTTTTATTGGTTGGTGTGGGGGGGCGAGTCTTCCACCCCTCGGGACCTTGAAAATATGACAGGTCCCCCCACACCAACAGCGGTTTTCAGGCCGCCTTTTCCCCCCTAAGAGCAGCGCGTGGGGTATCATCCCTAGCGAGGGAGCAGTCCGCTTCCTCGCGCGCATCAGAGGAGTCCCTGGGACAACCCAGGTAAAGAGATAGTTATTACTGGCTGGCGAGAATAGGTAATGCATAGGCCATGCCAATATGCGATATGCACATGTCGATATGGGCTAAGTTATTGAAATCATTCACGATATTCCTATTCCTCTTCTTATTCCCATCTCCCAGGATAGAGATAGGCTACTCCCCAAAATGCCAGGTTTTTGGCACCCTAATTTTTCCATTTCGCCTGAAACGCTCCCACCTATCAGCTCCTTCCGTTTTGTCAATCATTTGACTACAAGTGTCAAGCAAATGTGTAGTGTTGTCAAGTAATGATTGACACGCCCAATCCTGTAAGTGCTACAGAACAGCATAATCTCCATTCTAGTATCTACCCCCCCCTACATCTACTCCCCTATACGTATGACACCCTACACCTATTACCTTATCCGGACTTTACTTTAAGGTGGTATTGCAGCACGACCCCCGCCCCACCTCAAAAAGCTGGAAGTATGTCTGACAAAATCCGAGGAAGACCTCCCAACCAATAAAACAAAGAAACAACAGAGATAATGAGAAACAACAGAGATAATGAGAAACAACAGAGATAATGAGAAACAACAGAGATAATGAGAAACAACAGAGATAATGAGAAACAACAGAGATAATGAGAAATCAAGGAAAGCCGGGTAATGGTTTGACCAAATCTGAGAATAACCTCCCAAGGGAGGAAGAAGATGGGGGGATAGAAGGTAGATCAATAAGGAAATCTAAATACCGACTTGATAAATCTTTTGGAGACCTATCCCAAAAAGACTGGACACGTATTCAATGAAATCCTAGGCTAGACATCCCAGACAATAAAATAAAGAATAATGAGGGATAATGAGAAATCTAGGAAAGAAAGCTAGACAAGAACAACAGGAAGTTTATGATAGTATGTCACCCAATTCAATTGATACTACTTGACAAGAAAGAATTGCTATAATAGTAAGAGGGGAGGGGGAGAAAGAGAAGGAAGAAAGGAGAATGCTATAATGTCTCGAGCAAGAAAGAAGATCAGAGTAATCCAGCTCCGGATGGATGAAGAAATGTATGAACTCTTGGTTGAGGAATCTAGGATGGCTAGGCTTCCTCCTTCTACCTATGACCGCGCTGAAATAGAGAAAGTGATTCTGGAGAGTCGGAGAAAGAGAGGAAAAGAAAGATGAACGATAAGAAGGCAAAAGCAGAAAAAATGAAAGTTGTCTCAACTGTGTTCGAGAAATGTTCAGTTCGTGTAATCTTGGATAAGAATGGGAATCCTTGGTGGGTGGCAAGAGATTTAGCGGAACCATTGGACTACAAGAATATTGAGGTTCTTCTTGCTATTCGCAGAATTGGTAAATACTCTGTGATGGGAGAGAGTAACAAGTTTCTTGAGAATATGTTGAGGACTGTCCAAGTTCAGCATTCCAAAGATGTTGCAGGGAAGTTCTATGAAGCCGTGGGAAGAGAGGGGTTGCAACACTACTTTGGTAGGTCTCACCGTGCAGCTACGGGTTGTTCTTTGAGGGAGCGTCAAGCTTGGGCTAGGGGGGAAAAGCTACCTTCTAGGAAGAGGACGTCTGGTGGGGAAATTTCCAGGCACCTGATGCTAGAGACGGTTTGTGCCATGAGTTTTGAGGATGATTTGGTGTTGGGAAACGTGAGGGAAGAGGACGCCTTGGAGATGGTTCCTGCTGCCAGGGACCTCTACAAGAGAGCAATTGGTGCGGGTTATAGGCCTCCTGAGCTTGATATGCCTTATCCTCTATCATGAACGAAACAGAACTCGAGAATCTGAAATATCTCATTGAGCGCACTCTGGATCTCCATATTCTCTCAGAAGAAGGAAAAGAAGATACAGAGGAGGCAGACAGAATCCGAGACCAGATGGAGCATCCTTGGTATGCCCTCACAAAGGAATCCCAAAATTGGCTCTCTAGATTCTCAGAGAGGCTCTATGCCTTAGCTGAGAAGAAAGGAAAGGAATTATCATGAGTTTCTATATCTCTTTGAGGTAGAACCGACTCCTCAAAACCCCAATTCCCTTTCGTCTCTCCATAGGAAATCTCGTTAGCATTGACAACACAACCTACAAAGTGAGAGGGATCTTCTCCTCGAAAAGAAATGATATTGACAAGCTTATTCTTCAGGTTTCACGCCATAATTACTATTCCTTTCCTCTTTGACCTGTGTTAGATGTCCCAATAGAATTCCCAACACCTCGATAAATACATAAGAGGACACATCTCCCTTCAATATTCCCCTTCTCTTCTCAATTCATCTCCTTTTCCTAATAGGCTCCTTGAGTCATCTTTCATGTCCTGTGTTAAGCTATGAGAGAGAAAGGTCATATTTTCATGAGAGACTCTCTCAGAGACATCATTGAAGAAGTTGTAAGAGGTCTCTCTCCAGACCAGGCAGCGATATTTATCCTGAATGAAGACAAAGATACGTCCCTTACCATGTCTCAAAGACAAGAGCACTTAACGGGGAGAGAAGAGTTAAGATTAAAGCGAGCCGAAGTCAGACGCCAAATTGGAAGAGAAACTGGGAAGCGTCAGAAAAGACAAAGGACGCATCAGTTGCGTCTCGTAACGATTCACCAAAAGGAAAAAGAACAAACGGCATCCGAACGAGAAGCAGCCAAGAGAGAAAAAGAAGCTGAGAAAGCCCAAAAGGCAAAAGAAAAGGCCAAGGCAAAGCCTAAACCCGAACGAGAAAAGAAACCTGAAAAACCAGGCGTAACAACCAAGAGGACAAAGACATCTTACGTCATTTCTCCTGCAGCAAAGTTAAAGACAAATATCCAAGCTCTCTCTCGGAGTCGTTCGGCAGATTATGATCCAGGGGGCGTAATTCCGCCAAGACCAAAAGCTGGAACGTCATAGGAGCCCATTAGATGAAGATTCAAGCGTATGCCACTGGACATGGAAACTACTTTCATTTTCTGGATCAGGACCAAAACGATCTTGGATACATGTCGATTGAAGAATTTATTCAAAAGGCTCCCTCTCTTGGAATCAAAGACGTAACCAAGGCCGAGACCGCTCTTCGTGCTTTTGCCATGCAATCCTCTAAACCAGGGGTATGGCCCTTGGATATTGATACCGACTCACCCGACCTTGCAGCCAACGATTTACTTTCTACTGGCTCTGGCTCAGATGGTGCAACCGCCGTCAAGATTGCGCTTCAGAACATGCCAATTCCTTCCAGGGTGGGAGACCAATCTACTACGAAGGGGTTTGTTCCCGAGTCAAGGGAATGGACAGTATTTGATTTGATTCAAGAGGCGGCAAAAAAGAACCTCTCTCCCGACCAAGCTGCTTTCATCCTTTTGGAACGAGAAAGTGAGGATGAAGAGAAGAAGAAATGGAAAGAGACTTACCGGAAAGCCAGGGTTGACTACAGAGTAGAGTCTGATCGGATGCGGCATGGTATGGAACCTATGCGTGTGGGAATTGAGCGGAAGAGCGCTGTGGACACAGCAAAGGCAGCATCCAGAAAACAATAATGCAAGAAGAGATAAGACAGATGATTGAGGCAGTAGCAGAAGGTAGAGTTCTCTACAGAGATGCGGCGAGCTATCTATTGTCTCTTGGTTTTACGAAAATCCAGATGCAGCCAAGTGTTGATCTTAATCAGCTTCTCAATGCCACAAATGAATCCGAGTTCGAGAGAAAAACTCCCCTCTCCAATAAAGAACTCAAGCGTGCTATGCGAGATGTGAGAAGAGAGATTACAGTTGCCAAAACGAAGTCCTCCCCCGCAAAGTGGGGTTCTCACATCAAAGCCTGGTGGGAGAAATCCAAAGGCAATCAACCAAGTCATCCCAAGCTTTCCAAGAAGGCCAAGCACTCGGATGATAGCGAGCTAGACATTACAAAGACGATGTAGCCATGCCAGCTTTTATCAAGACTGCCCAGGATGAAGCACTCTGGCAAAGGGCAAAAGAGAAAGCCAAGAAATCCGGCTACTCAGAGAAAGACAAAGACAAGTTCTGGGGTGTTGTAACAACGATCTGGAAGAAGCTTCAGGAAGAGGTAAGTCAAGTGGACTTTAATTCAATGCTTGATAATATCTGGCAGGGCACTGTAAGCCCTCAGGAAGCAGCCCAAGCTCTCATCGAAGGGGGAAACAGATGGGAAGATCTGACTCTAGAGCAAAAAGCAGAGAGGCGAAGGAATAACCAAACCCAGGACAAGGATTTTTATGATTGGTGGTCTAAAGTTCCCCCTGAAAAGAGGAGGGAAGTTGAGCAGCAATTGTCCAAGCCTAAACAACCAGATTCGGAATATCAACAGAAGGCAAAAGCTTCAGAACCAAAAGCGCTACCTGTTACCCACACGAGAAAGAAAAAGGTAAGTGCATGAATCCCCAGATCCAAAAGCTCATTCAAGAAGTTGCTCTCGGCATGGTAGATACTGGTAAAGCTGCCAAGCTTCTTATGTCCCCTCACATGGGGGATGACTCCAGCTTTCCCAAGGTCGAGTATTACTGCTCGCAGTGTGACATGTGCTTTACCACCAATCCAAATTCCCCAGATACCTTTGCAACGGCATGCCCCTATTGCAGGCAGTCTGGCACGATGCTTCTCCAGGATGCCAAAGCCAAAGATACCGTCGTCAAAGAATCTAAATCTTCTGCCCGAGGTTGGGCCAGAGCCAGGAAGTCCGTCCAGACTGACATTGAGCAACATAAAGGCAAAGCCTGGACAGAGGACTCTTCTCCTAAGTGGGACCCCGCGACAGGAGAGAAAGTTCCACCTGGAAAGGGATTAAAGGTCAATCGTCCCGATGAACCTCATCCTAAGAACCCACCAAAAGTCGAAACAAAGCCTAAGCCTAAGAGTCCTGAAGGAAGCATGGCTACTATTCGCCGGAAGGGAAAAGGGAAATCGAAGGGAAAATCCGAAGTTGAGGAAGCCAAGCGTGGTACCATGCAAGCCAAGGCTCTCCGAATGAAGATGAAGGGAAGCGGAGAATCTGCCTACAAGGATTTTGGTAAAACTGGAGAAGGTTACCGGATTCATGACGAGACGCCTGAAGAAAAGGAAAGACGCAAAGCTATGGGTGCCGAGCGTAAGAAAGGTGAGAAACAACAAGGGATCAGTTTGAAGCAATCCAGAGCTGAGCAGGAGAAGTTAAAGAGTAAAGTTGCCCAAAAGGCTCGTCAAAGCGAAGAGAAAAGAGCAGAGCGAAGTTCCAAACCTCATATTGATGTGCGTCGCAAGAATGAGAAGCCTGTTCCGGTTTTCACAAAGAAGGCTCCTCCGAGGGAAACCACTTCATTCAAAAAGGATACTTCTGAATCCTTCTTGGATGAAGCCTTGGCAGCATTTACCTCAAAGAGCTTAGCTCAGAACATGAAGACAGCACTTGGCCCTCTCCAAGCAGGACCCTTAGATGACCTCAAGGCTGTTCTTACTTCAACGCTCTATGAGGACATCAGATGACCAGCATCCAAGTTCGCGGCCATAACTCTCTTTCTCCAATCCTCTATCAGATGATTCAGGAAGAGGTATCTGCTCAGGATGCAGCCCAATACATTCTCGAACATGGACTCTCCCCGAATCTGGATGAGGGACTAAGAGATTGGCTTTCCAAGAAAATGGTAGGTGCAGGAGAGAAACTCCAGAAAGTAGGGGAGAAGATTAAACCCTCTCCCCCTCAAAGGCCAAACTCCTATAGCTTCATATCAAGAAATAAGCCCGGTCCCCGAGCGACGGATATGAAGACACCTTCTCTTGATGCCATGAGATCAAGAAGCCTAGATCAGATGAAGGCAGAAAGAGACAGGGCAATCGGCAAATTCAAGCCGACTTATTCATCTTCCTATAAACCGATACCTGCAAAACCAGAATCACCTAAGGTTAATTCTTCTCCCCAAGCGAAAGATGGGGAGCAGTCTCAAAGTGCAAACGATAGACTGAGGGATCTGGCGAGGAGGCAACGGGAGAAGCAAACAGCAGAGAGAGAAAAAGACTCAAAGTTATTTACATCGATAGAAAAAGTTACTTCTGGAAAATACAAACCAGTTGTAAGTCAGAGACTTTCAAGAAAGATTTCTCAGGGCGCCAAAGAAATTCTTTCTCCCTCTATTAAAGTGGGGAGTAGTGAAGCAGTTCCGAGGACGAAAACAAGTTCAACCGCGTCAAAGAGCAAAAGCTTAAAGACGAAATCTCAAGCCACAAAGCCGGCTTAAGGAAATCTATTGACCGACCCAGAAACCCATATTCCTCTTGGTGAATCTCATGCGGAGCTTCAGCAGGTTCTTCTGGAGTACCTTTATCAGCAGTCTTATCCCTACCACCAGTCTCTGTATGCAACAGGTAAGACCGGTTACGATAGAGCTACATCCAGGCAAGGAGTAAGAACGGGAGCACCGGATGATCTCAAGCAGGTCCCTTTAGCCTGGGATGATGACGATCCAGACTATGCCTTTCAGCAGGCAGGTAAAGTCAAGGAAAAAGGTTACAGGTACTCTTTCGGTCATCATCTTGGAGGTTTGAAAGATCCTTCTGAGAAGATTCAGGATGTTGACGTAATTCCAGGAGCGGTCAAAGACGAGACACCTCCTGTTGAAGGAAAAAGAACTGGCACAAACAAAGAGAGAATCGGACAGAAGTTCGACCCCAATTACAAGAGATCTCCTGAGAAACCTGGAATCAGATTGAAGCGAATTACCAAGGAGAGCACCACGACCTCTCCTAACTCCAAGCCAAATCTCGAGGAGAATCAGGCTTGGATGCTCTACCATTACTTTGGGCCCCAGTACGATGAGATGAAGGAAATGACCTCTGCTGCCTCTGTGGGGTCTTATTCGAAGCCAATGTGGTTTTGCTCGACTCCAAATTGTGGCTACCAGGCCCCACATGGAATGTATTCCTATGAAGGGATGCTCTGCCCTTATTGCAGATCCCCCTTAGCAAAAAGAGAATGAATACGCTTCACAAAAAAGATATTGAATATACGCTTCCCCAGAAACCAATAGAGGAAGCTGTAACAGTAAAACTTGGTTCCTTTGCCTCACTAGATGAGCTTCAGGATTTGACTTACTTTGTCGTTTATTCAGACAAGGTGAGAAGAATCGAGTATGAATTTACGAGAGAAGAACTGGAAAAAGAACTCATGGAAGAGATGAATTTCCCTAAAGACAAGGTAGACCTCATCTTGAGCTACCTCATGAACTTTAGAGAAATTCAGCTTGATGTTGCAACCAAGAGGCTTATACCAGTCAAAAGACGGTATGACCTTCGACTTATGAGTTAAGGAGATTACTATGGCTTTCCCGACCGAAACTGATATGAGAACAATTGGTTGGCAGCTTGTCCAACTTCTCAAGGCTCCGCCTGCGCCCACTGTAAAGCCTGGTAGTGGCTCCAATACTACTGGTGATGGTACTGATGTTGAGGTGGGCGCCCATGTTTATGCTTACACATGGGTAACAGCTCAAGGAGAGTCCCAACTTAGCCCAATCCATGTTGTGAGAGTGCTTGATACTACCAATGACGTAGTGCCTCTCACAGGTATTGCTGTGGGGCCTGATGGGACGACTGCGCGTAAAGTCTATCGAACTGCAGCCGATGGCTCAGCATTCAAGCTCCTTACTACCATCAGTAACAATACAGCGACGACTTTTACGGATGATAAACCAGACACTGATCTTGGAGCAGCTCCTCTCGCTTCTCCGATTGTGCCGGATCTGGGGTATTCGACTCAGGTCAATGATGCTTCGAGAGATGGAACGCTGCGACTTAAAAGTGCAGGTGGTACGATGATTTCTGTGAATATCACGGAGAGTGTCGTAACTGTTCGTTCCGCTCCTCCATATCCTAGCTAAGCTAAAGGAGCTTTGAGATGGCATTTACGGACCAGCAGCTCACAGATATTCAAAGCGACTTTATCAAGATGCGAGATGCCCTTGTAAAGTTGCTTACAAAGGTTCCTCCTCCTGCTGCTTTAACAGTCGGGACTCCTACCTCTGGAGGAAACGTAGATGCTGGATTTCATGCTTATGCTTACTCTTTTGTAGGACCAGCAGGGGAATCTGTCCTTAGTCCTCTTGCAGGAGTGAACATCGCAACCAACAAGACTGTGCCTCTTACAGCCATTGCTCTTGGTCCCACTGGAACGACAGCAAGAAATCTCTACCGTACCACAGCAGATACGGTTACTTTTAAGCTTGTTCCAACCGGAACAAGTCTTGCGGACAATACGTCAACGACCTTCACAGATGACAAGATAGACACGGACTTGACTACCTCCCCTCCTACAGATCCGGCTTTAGCTGTTACAGATCAGTATACTTTGAAATCTGATTTGGATTATTCAGGAGGTCAGGTGTTGGAGCATTGGGTTTATGAAAATGCTGGGAAAGGCATAACTCTTTCTATTTCAAAGAACAGAAACTTTGGTCTGGATATTCGGATCTCTCAAGATCCAAACCGGCCAAACTAGAAAAGAGACTGTAGATGGACGCGACGGATGTGATTCAGGAATTCTCAGGGTTTGGGGGAATCTCTATGACAGAAGAACCCAAGTCCATTCGGGAAACTCTTCCAAACCATCTTTTCCTTTATGAAGGGAAAGGAGAAGTTCCTATCTTTCCACAAGCTCCGTCTGCACAGTCTGTGCTTCAGAGTCCAGTCGAAACTTACCCTCAGTTTCAATGGGATCAGGAGACTGAGTCTACCTCGAAGTCAGTTACTCACGAGGCTTATGTCCCTCCCCAGCCCTTGACCGAGGCTCAGATAATTGATGAGCTGACCAACATTCTAAGAACTCTCTATGCACGAACGAACCCTATGACGGAAGGAAGACAATTTCTGGATCGCTTTATTCAGAAGATGTCTTGTCTAAACGAGAGCAAGAACCCTCAAGGAAAGGTGAGATCAAAGCAAGCTGCTTTACCCCTACCCTCCCAGCAGGTCCCCTTACAAGAAGCTTGGATTCCAATGCCTCGTTCGGTAGTTCCCCTCATGAGGGCATCTCCCGAGTTTATTGTGCAAGGTCTTCTTGAAAGGGGATGGAGGTAGCGTGGAAAAGACTACGCTCATAGATACAATTTCCTTTGTTCCTAGAACCTTGGATGAAGGAGTGAACGCTCAGGGAGAGAAAGTTCTTCTTGTCTCAGGCCATGGCCAAAAGGTAGAGTCCCGGAATAAAAATGGTCGGATCTATCCAAGAGCGATCTGGGAACGGATTCCACGAGATCCCCAGGTTCTTGTTAGGCTAGAGGAAAGAGGGATGTATAGTGAGTTCCCTCATCCGAAAGAGGGGGTTGCTACTCCCCTCAAAGACAAGATCTGCGGAATTATCACAGAAATCAAGCCCCCGGATGAAGAAGGGTGGGTTGACATTGTAGCAGAAGTTGGTCGAAACACTCCAGCCGGGGAGTTTGTGGCAGCGTGCTTCGAGAATAAGTGGAAGATGGGGATTTCCTCAAGAGGAAGAGGAACAGTAAGAACCACGCCCGACGGCGGAATCGTTGAAGACGATTACGAATTCATTACGTTTGACTTTGTCTTGGATGAAAGCACACCTGGGGCTAACCCTAGGCCTGCTGTGTCCGAGTCAACAGATGAACTCACGGAGAATACAATCATGGATAAAATCGCCCAGTTGACGGGAATCAAACAACTGGTAGAGTCTCTTGACAATATTACCGCCATGACCGACTTCGGGAAAGTCCAGGAGGTTTTGGTTCGACAGGAGATCGAGATCTCCAGGCTTAGCAAAGAGGACTCTGCCTCTCTTGATCCTTTGATCCGTCCCATCAAAGAGAGCATCGAAAAGATTCGAGACAAGATGCACGCCGCCAAGGTAGCAAGCAACCCTCTCGTCACAAATCTCAGACGAGAGTGTCAAGATCTTCGCTCACAAAATGAAAGTCTTCAAGCCAATCTCGAAGCAGCGGGAGAGATCATCGAATCGATGCGGCTTCCCTATCATGCTGCTCGCTCTTTGGCTGAGGAACTTGCCATCCGAGCCCTCGAGCTCAAGGAATCCCAGGCCCCCACCCCCGAAGTTGTAGAGAGTGTGGTAAAGCGTGCTATTAGGGACAACCAAGATAGTGGTTTGCTCAAAGAGAATGTGCTCCTCAAAAAGAGACTCCAGGCTGCCAATGCTCTCTTTGAGGCACTACTTGATAAGCACACGGAAGATATTGTCGAGTCCTACATCGATTCTGTTGTTGCCGAGAAGCCTCACCTTCTTGGGGTAAAGTCAATTCTTGAATCTTGCAAGACAAGAGAAGATGTGGCTGAACGAGTTGCTATTCTCGAGAAAGCCATCTCCGAAGAGGGGTTTCCGGAGGATCTTCCCCAAGGTCCTCAGGTTCCGACTCTCGTGGAATCCACGCTCCAGACCCGAGTTCCCCTCTATGAGAGTAATCAGGGGAACGATTTTACGTCGATGCTCACAAGGGAACTCGTAGGCCGAATGGGCCGATAAGGACAGACTCCCTAAGTTCCCGTTTTTTTCAACTCTTCGAAAGGAGATCTAAATGCTTACTACGATTGCCCAGCCTATTACCGAGAAGAACTTGCAGCAATCCGTGCAGCATGGCTTCGAGCTGGCAAACGGGAAATGGAGCCCTCTGGTTAAGGGTCTCGATCCTTATAGGAAGATGCTGACGGCCCTTATCATGGAGAGCACCAGAAATTTCATCGATAACCTCGATGAGACGACCCGAATCACCAGCATTGGTGCTTACGACAAGTATAACTTTCCCATGATCCGTGCAGTGGTTCCAAACCTCATTGCAACCGAGATCGCAACCGTCCAGCCTCTTAACGGACCTGCGGCACTTATTTTCTTCATGGAGTTCCTTTATGGAACGAGCAAGGGTGCCATTACAGCCGGGACTAAGATGTTCGATGTTCTCACTGGGCCGGATGCTACTGTGGATTATACCAGCGAGAAGGTCAGCAAGGAAAACGTTCTGAAAACGGACGGAACTGCTTTCTGGCCCACAACTGCGGCTGCTGGAACCTACTCAGGATACCTCAACAAGAAATGGCGTCCGATTCGTCCTGGCACCATGAAGATCTTCGAAGTTCTGACTACTGGTGCGGGTGCTATCACGAAGGTTCAAATTGCGCATGATAATGGATCTGGAAAGCTCATTGCAGATACTGCCATGTCGGCTGGGACGGTCGATGTGACCAGCTCCTCGGTTCACTACTCCGCAGTGGAAGACGCCAACAATCCCAACGTCAAGATCGTGACTTTGACCAGCTCCCCGGATTCCAATGCCGATCCTGCTGCTACACTCGAGGTAGATTATGAGTTTATCTCGGAGGCCATGGTTGGGGACAACATTCCGGATGTGGATATTCTCCTCACTTCGGCTCCGGTTACGGTCAAATCCAGGAAGATGAAGGCCCGCTGGTCTCTCGAAGCCGCCAACAACATGCGCTCTCAATATGGGGCGTTGGCAGATGTCGAGGTGACGGCTGCAATGGCCGAGAAGGTCAAGTTCGAGATTGACCGTGAGGTGATTAACACCATTCACTCGATCGCTCCTGCTGCTCATGTAGAGGAATTTGATCGGGTGAGCGCATCTTCCAACCCGAACATCTCCTATACCGAGCACAAGCTCAGGATGTATGATACCCTGGCAATGCTTTCCGGCAAGATCCTTAAAACCACAAAGAGAGTCCGTCCAAACTTCATTGTGGGAGATATAGAGTCTTGCAACATCTACAGGACAATGCCTGGGTTCAAGGCGTATCCTGCGGCTTCGACTGTGGGTGCTCAGAAGATCGGAGTTCTCAATAACCAGTATGTGGTCTTTGAGGACCCTTTCCTAACTCCTTCTCTTGCCAATGGAGACACGCTTGCTGGAGGTGGGGGATTGGCAGCCGGAGTTTCAATTGTTGGATACAAGGGAGCTTCATTCCTCGAAGCTGGATTTGCCTATTGTCCTTATGTGCCCCTCCTCTTGACCCCCATTGTCACGTTGGATGACTTTGTGGGTCGGATTGGAGTGCTCACGCAGTACGCCACTAAGGTGATCAACCCCAACATGTATGGGAAGGTCCTCTTGAAGAGCGCTGTGCCCGTTGCGTAACGCAATCTCCATCTGGTGCCACGGGTCAGGAGGCTTTTTTGATTTGCTTCTCCTGGTCTCCTGGCCAACAGGCACCTTCGAGAATGTTATGCCCTTTGATGCAATATATCTCAAAGCATACGCCAAGAGAAAGCTTGGATATTCCTCCACAGGCATCGAAGTGGAGTTAGACGACGATCAGCTTCAAGATTCCATCGACGATGCTCTGGAGATCTATGGAAGATTCAAGCCCAAGCGTCTGAGAGGCATTATTACAGTCTCCATGGGAGTAGAAGCATATGACCTCGGCACACTCTTGATCCCACCTCCGAGAGGAGTTTTGGAGTTGCAATGGAGGCACATGGGAGCAAATGTAGAGGCAATGGAGTTTACGAATCTTCTTCTTCACATGCCTCAGTTTCCCTTTGGGGACTTTCAGCACCTCGCCAGTGCCAAACAATGGCTGAAGACTCTATCTCGAGTAATAGGTACAGAGTCCGATTGGGAGTTTGATGAAGCATCTAAAAAGCTCTTCATTGCAAACATTCCTATCGACGCTGATAAAGCCATGATTTACTACATTGTAGATCCAGCACTCTCTGACATTCCGAATAGCGAGCAAAGATACATCAAAGACCTCGTCTTGGCTGAATCCATGCTCAACCTTGCTTTTGTTCGTGGAAAGCATAAAGGAATTCCTACCCCTGTAGGAAACATCTCCATGAATGCCAAAGAGCTAGAGGAAAGAGGAAGCTTCCTCAAAGCAACTACAGTCGAGAATATTCAGAGAACGAGCCTTGAGCCCGTTCCCATGATTGGGTAGGTATGATTGAATTTACTGGAGAGATGCGCCTAAACGGTAAAGCTCCGAAATCCTTTCCAAGGGGATCTGAGGTCTTCGGGTCCCTCTTTGATAGTGCCCTCAAGGCCAAGCAAAACGTCTCAAAGAGGATAGCTGAGAGGGTAGCTGAGCTTGCAAAAGAAGTTCTTGAGAAGCAAGTTTATCGTTCTCAATGGGAAGACCTCTCCGAGACATACTCTGATTGGAAAGAGAGACAAAACCTTGACCCAAGAACCTTGATCTCAACTGGAGAATACTTGGACTCGATCAAGGCCAGAGTCAGGCATTATCCCACAAGATACTTTGTGGGACCAGATCCTGAGGCTACGCATAAAGATTCGGGTCTACCTTTCAAGAAGCTCATGCGAATGCATGAGTATGGTTTCGAGGACCCTGCGCGCGGTGTCAGGATTCCAGCTCGACCTTTCTGGAGGCCCTTTGCGGAAGAGGTCAGAATTTGGATCGAAGATGAAATTACAACCAACTTCAAGTTAGAAGTCATGGCTAACATGAAACGAGACTACCCAGGTGGGCCCTGGGTCAAAGACATTTAGAATGACACCGATAGAGTATGGTATACATCTTCTGGAAAGTGGTAAGACACCTAAAGAAACGATCAAGGATCTCATCGAGATCTACGCGTCTGGTGCAGGGACACTCACCGGCAAGATGGTGAAATGTCACAGAGATGGTTGTAACAGGATGCTCCACTTAGGAGATGCTTCCTGGCGAATTGGGGCGCACAACTATTGCCCGGAGCATGCAAGAAAACACAAAGGGGAGCTTGAGAAAGTAAGACGGGTAGATCTTCTAAGAGCTAAGGACGGAACGACATGGCCGTTATCAAATCCAGAGCAGCTCTTGTTTTGAGGGCACACGATGAAGCTCTGGTAAGGTATCTTGGCTCTCTCACAACGGATAGTGGAAACCCACTTCGAGTGATTTATGCGGCACCTCATCAAGCCTTCTCCCAGATGAAGGATCGCTATGGCACAATGGATAGGGTTCCACTTCCAATTGCAAGTATCTTTAGAGTGATAGACCCCTCTGTGGATTATTCCAGATGGACTAGGTCTCATGGAGCAATGCTCAGGCATCTGGCATATGCAGATTCTGAGAATAAGCTGATGAAAACATCAGCGCTTCCGATTCCGATTTACATGCTCTACCACGCTGATCTCTGGGCCAGTGCAGACTGGGATATAAGTTCAATTCTGTTCCAGATCTCTATGGCAGAAGGTATCTCAGGTAGAGTCTATAGGCAAGTGGATATGGGAGATATTTGGGGAAAGAAATATGTTCCTTTTTATCCCAAGACTCCCATAAACAACTCAGATTTGATTGGGGGAATAGACACAAGTATCACACTTAGGAAAACCATTCCCTTCGAGTGTCGAGGTTGGCTATCTCCTGACGTTATCAACTTAAGGACAGTTCTTACAGGGGAAACTCAGGTTCTTGATCTTGAGACTGAGACTGAACTCGATGTTTGGACAGAGACCTGATCCAAACCTTAAAGGAGCTTACTATGAGCGCGATTGACCAGTATCTCAATATGATCCTCGTTGAGGGTTACAGTCCCTCTGATGTAGCAAACCTCATTTTGGAGGGAACTGACCCCGAGGAGTTTTCATTTGAGGGAGAAGTGGAAGACCGAACCAATCACCCCGCCGAAGGCGGCGTGGAAGATGTGCCGTATGAGTCTATTGCTTCGATTGATGTCCTCAAGGAAGATGGGGTATGGATGGTGCGCACATTTGACGCAGAGGGCAACTCCACAGGTGAAACGGTTCACGGAGCAGGTCCCGCAGGATGGGCGGCAGCCTACAAAGACTGCATGAGTCGTGGAGCCGCTAATGTGCGTCTCCCTGGCGCAGATGAAATGTAAGAGGGTTTTACGATGCCCAAGAAATCTAACGAGACCCATGAGGAGGAGATCACTTCCACTCAGGAAGAATTTACCTCTCTTCCGGAAGCTCCTCCGACACTTCAGTTTAGAATTACGAATGTGGCCCCTATTCCTGTAAGCCTCCCTTTGGCACTTCCGGGAAAACGGGAATTCATGACTTACTTTCTGGATGTAAAGACAAGTCTCATTGTCGAGGAATCTCAGATTACAGAGGGAACTAAAACCTTTGAGCGAAATGGATACATCTCCATTATTACTTTGTAATTTGGGTTAGGAAGACAGGAGGGCTATATGGCAGCAGGATTTGTAATACCAGGAACTCCCTTCATAGAGAATGATATTTCTCTCTATGCCCCTTCGCTCTCTCCGACTGTCATGGCCTATGTTGGGGTAGCATCAAAGGGAGATTTGAACAAGGTTTTGGATCTCGTTTCGATTGATGACGAGCTTTACCAGCTTGGCCGCCCCAAAATTAACCACCTTGCTTGGTTTGGTGGAAGGGAAACTTTCAGACAAGCCAGTCTCGTAAAATTCATTCGAATTGCTGAGGCTGTTTCTCCTCCTACAAATGCGCTGACACTCGCCAATGCCACTGCAGGCGGAAGTCTCACTGTAAGCAAGGCATATCAGTATAAGTATACGGCTGTCCATGCTGCTGGTGAGTCTGCCCCATCTTCCGCAGTTACGGCAGCAGGAGGACAGATTCCAAATGGAAGCAATCTCACCATTCCGGTTACGATTCCCGCTGGGCCGACCGGCACGCTCTCCCGCAAGCTCTATAGATCGGGAGATAGTGGAGTTACCTTTACATTGGTTGTGACGATTTCTCACAATAACTCCATCACCCACAGCGATGGTGCTTCAGATACCTCTATTGCCTCCAATGCCAATCCCCCACTTATTGGAGCACCTAATGTAGTTAAGGCTACCGTATCTGTTCAGGTAGATCCCCTTACGAACGTAGATGTGCCTTCTACGGCCTTAACTGTTGTCGCTGGAGGAACTGGAGGCAATCTTGGGACTGGACTATATCAATATAAATGGAGCTTCGTCTATCCGGAAGGAGAGTCCGATCTCAATGCAGCCGCAGCTACTGTAACGCCCACTTCTGGTCAAGTTGTAACTATCTCTGACATCGTGGCGGGAACTGGAGCCATTGCCAGAAAGATCTATCGCACAACTTCTGGCGGCTCAACCTTCAAGTTCTTGGTCTACATCGATGACAATACTACTACCTCTTTCGTGGATGGTTTTGCAGATGCCTCTTTGGGAGCTGATTTCTCCTCAGCGGCAGCGAAGAAGGCTGCATTTCGGGTAAGAGCCCTGACACCTGGAAGTGGACATAACAACACCAAGGCCAGAACCTCAGCAGGAACGACTTCTGGCAAATACAAGCTCACTGTGATCGAGCCCTATACTGGGACTATTGTTGAGATTTGGGACAACTGGATGGTAGATTCAACCAAGACGGATCACATCACCTCTGTCATCAAGAATTCCCAGTATATCGAGATCATCAATGCCTCGACCTCAGCCGTGAATCCAGTTCTCTCTTCTACTTCGGATGTAACGGATGGTTACAAACTAACAGGAGGCACCGATGGAGATACAGCACCTTCTGCCACGGATTATACGGGTGGAGCAGATTCTACAAAGGGAGCCCAGCTTCTCAGGAACAAAGCGGAGGTCAAGATTAACCTCCTTTCTATCCCCGGTCAGTCTTCCGGAACTGTAGCAAGAGAAATTATAGACATAGCAAGTTCCAGGGGAGACTGCTTGGCTATTGTAGATCCTCCTCAAGGCTACACACATACCCAAGCTATTTCCTGGCACAATGACCCAGATGGAAATGGAAGCCAGGCACTTAATTCAAGCTATGGGGCTACGTTTTGGCCTTGGCTTGGAATGAACGATCCTTACTCCCAAACGGAGCTTGCAGTTCCCCCTTCCGTCTTTATGGGAGCCGTCTTTGCCTACAATGATTTCATTGCTGCTCCTTGGTTTGCAGCGGCAGGCCCCAATCGGGGCAAGATTCCCAATGCTGTTGGGCTTGAGAAGCTCGCTTCAGGAGTAAGAAGGCAATCCCCCAACGAAGGACAAATCACCCTCCTCTATAGTGGCGGTAACTCTATAAATGCCATCGTGAACGTGGCTGGAGAGGGACTCATGGTGGATGGCAACCGAACTCTCCTTCGGACTCCTAAAGCAACAGATCGTATCAATGTGAGGAGACTCCTTGCTGCTATCAAGATCCAGTTTGCTAAGGTCATTAAGTTTCTTCAGTATGACCCGGCTGACCCAATTACTTGGAGAACCTATACTCGGATGGCGGATTCTATCCTTCGGCCTATTAAGGAGAAGCGAGGACTAAGAGATTACAAGATCGTCTGTGACCGCTCCACAAATACGGATGATGTAATCAACAACAACATAGTTAAAGGCAAGATATTTCTAAAGCCTACCAAATCAGCCGAAATTATTCTGACTGAATTTGTCATTGCCGAACAGGGAACAGATTTTACCGAGCTCTTTGACATTGCTGCATAAGGAGAATCCTCAATGAAGCGCAAACAAGACACCCAGTCGCTCGCGACTTATCTGAAGCCAGAAGCTTCAAGAGGATTCTTTACTCCTATGTCATGGAGCCCAGAAGACCTCTTGAACGAAGCCAGGCAATTCGACGGACCGACAGAATCTCTAAACAACCTGGATGAAGCTATGGAATTCCTGAAGCTCCAGGACCCAAACGAGCTTCTTGAAGTAAGAGTGCACGCAGGACCCTTTTCTCCGATTGCTACTTTCAGGGGGAAATCAAGTGAACTTCTCAGCCAACTTGGAAATATTACTCCTGAGCTTTTTCTTCGTGGTCTCTACCCAAGGGATGTGCATCGGGTGGATGTTACAGGTAAGGAATGAAAGCAAGGCGTGTTTTCGTTGAGAGGTTCCTCCAGGGAGAACCTATCTCCCAAGTGCTCGACGCAATTCTTCTCGAAGACGGAGCCAAAGTTGATTTCAGGGTAGTAAGAGAAGACGACTCCTCCTGGAAGGTTTACAGAGTCAGTATCCTCCCTGGAAGATCCAGACCTAAATCCGAGGAGCTTGGAACATTTACCTCGGAAGAAGAAGCCAATACATTCGCGATTTCTATGACAAAGGGAGTAGGTAAAGCCTACTTCCAGACCAAATTCGGCTCCGGTGCCGTCAGAACCCTAGACATAGATTAGGAGAATCATATGGCTGTTGATAACATGTCGGCTCTCCACATTGCTCAAGGTGGCGACAACGGAGAGTATGAACCACAGCGAGCAAATAACTACAGAGTCGAACTCTACTTGGACGATATTCCAGGGGCACAAGAGGTGATCACGCTCTCTATAATCGCTGGATTTCTTCCTACAGAGTCAAATGAGATTATCCGGATCGATTATCTGAATGAGTATGTGAAGGTCGCAGGTAAGGCTGCTTGGGAGAACGGCCAGCTTGAGCTTGTGGATTATGCTGATCGGCCTACAGCCAACTCTATCCGAGCCTGGCGGCAGAAGGTCTACGATCCCCAAAACGGTAGAATCGGACTTGCCAAGGCCTACAAGAAACCAGGCTCCATCATTCTCATAGCTCCAGATGAATCAACTACAAGAGAGTGGCAGCTTATTGGCTGCTGGCCTGCTCAGGTCAACTGGGGCAAGCTCGATATGGCGGCAAGAGACGCTTTAGTTCGAATGGTCATTATGCTTTCTTTCGACAAGGCTATTTTCGTCCAACCTCTTCCCGCCAAGAACTTTAGCCTCTCGGCTTAACATCTAACCTGACACCTCTTCCTACAAGGAGAAGCACCATGGAAGAAACAGTGGAGTTCCAGGAATTGGAATCCAAACCTATCCCTTTACCTACCGTTACCCTCCCCTCTCGAGGCATTCTTTACGGGGAGAGTGCCCCGGATGGAGTTGTAACGGTGTTTCCAACAGGCACAAAAGAGGACAAACTATTTGCCTCGATTACCAGAACTTCTGGAGAAGAGATCTACAATCGAATTTTTAGCTCCTGCATCCAGCCAGCCATAAACCCAACTGAGCTTATTGCAGGAGATAGAACATTTCTCATGCTTTGTATTCGAGCCATCTCCCACATCTACCCTTATCAGTTTCCTACGAGATGCATAATGTGTGGCTGGCAGGACAAGTTCGAGATCTCAATTCATAAGGATCTTCTCACAGAAGAAAGAATCAAGTATCTTCTAGAAGGCTTTACAGAACCCTTTGAGGTCGAGCTTCCTTATTCCAAGACGTCTGTGCAATGCAAGCACCTTCGTGGTACTGATCTTCAGGCCATTGCTTCCTATGGAGAAAATAGAGTTAAGTTAGGTCAAGATGCAGAAGAAGCCAAATACATCTATCGCTTCGTCAAGCATATTGTCTCGATCGAGGGGAAACCCAAAGTATCCCTATCGGATAAGCTCAGCTTCGTGGAGGGCCTAAAATCAATTGACACGGATGCGCTCCGAATGGGAATCAACAAGAACTACTGTGGCGTAAATACCACACTTCGCCCGACTTGTAAGCGGTGTGGCTACATAGACGAAATTCGGCTTCCGATCTTGCCGGAGTTTTTTCGTCCTACCCTCCGAGGTGTATTCGGCGATTCTTGATCGAGAGTACGCCCTCGCACGTCACACAAGCTTTACCTACGCGGACATGGAGGGGATGACGTTTCAAGAGCTAGATGCTTTCTATAAGAGGCTCGCCAGGGAAATGGAAGAGCGCAAGAAGAAAATGAAGGGCTAAGATGGCCGTTGAAGAGACCGCAGATTTCATGGGCATGAACATCGATTTCAACCTGAGCACTTCAGGTTCCTTCGAGCACATGCATCAAGCTGTAGATCTCTGGGACGGAATGCTTGATACCTTCTCAGACGTAACCAGACGTGCTGGCTTCACCAAGGACTCCATCAACAGCCTCACAAATTCTTTCGGCGACCTCTTAGACGACCTTCCTACCGTTGCTGAGATGCTAAAGGGCGTAAAGGACGTCCTTCCTGACATAGGGGTTGGCTTATTTGGACTGTTGCATCCGAAGATAGTGGAAGCTGCTGCAACGCTCCAGGAGCAGATCATCAACCTCAAAAACACTGCCCAAGGCATGGAGGAAGTAGCTGATTCCTTAGCCAAGGCAGCGAGAGATCTGGCAGCGGAAACAAAGGGAGTCTTTGACCCCGTTGCTACCCTCCAGGTGGCTCAGTTTTGGGCCAATCAAGGAGAGCAGATCGATGAGGTCATTCTTAAGCTTGTCAAATACGGAGAGGTCTTCAGCCAGGTTACGCACCAGAATAGATTTGCCACAGCCGACTTTATGAGGGAACTCAAAACTACGCTCGGTATGTCCGAGACTGAGCTTGTAACTCTCCTTGCAAGCATCAACGCAGTCAAGAGTCTGAAGGGAATTCCAGGTTTCATGCCAGAAGACATTCAGCAGATCCTAAGAGCTAATGTTGGGGCACTGGGCATCATCAATCCTGAAGCCAGGACGAAAGCGATGGGAGACATTATCGGTATGGCGGGAGCACTCAAGGCCGCAGGATTTACTGGGGATGTAGGGGGCATCTTCAACCAACTCTTAGTCGGTCTTCAGGCCCCATCAGAAAGTGCGGGATTCCAACGCATTGCGAAGCCACTTTCAATTGCTGGAGTGCCAATTGAGCCTATGCAGCGAGCAATGGATCGAGGAGACGTAAGAGAAGTCCTTGAACTCTTTATCACAGGCCTTCGGGATTTGCTAAACACCACTGGAGGTGCTGGAAAACTTGCCGGCCTCACTAATGTAATGGGGATGAGCCCAGAAGAGGCTGCTAAGTTCGCAATGGTTCTTCCCCGCTTCGATCCAAAAGAAGCAGACAGAGTAATTGAAGTTTGGCAAAATATCAGCAAGAACATGCAACTTATGCTCGAGCAGTTTGACAGAACTCAAACAGGTTTCAATAAGGCTGTAGAGAGAAACAGAAATCTCATGACTCTCATCCGTCAGGATCTTGGAGTCGAGACTTTGAATCCCCTTACTTACGGACTAAATACCATAAATGAGCTTCTCGTCAAACTCCACACCTGGCTTGAGAAGCAAGATGAAGCAACTAAGAAAAACATTATAAGCTTCATTGGTTGGGGTGAAGCCATCTTAGGTCTCGTGGCTTCAGGCGGAGCACTTCGCATTCTGACTGGAGTTCTTGGAGGAGGAGCTGCTGCAGGTGGAATCTTTAGCCTTGGAGTTCTTGGGATGCTTATCGCTATTACGGCTGCCTTGACTGCAGGATACCTGGTTTGGAAGAACTGGGAGACAATCCTTCCTGTTATTACAGCTCTACTTGGAAAGTTTAATGACAAAGCACTTGAAAACCCAGACTTTAATCCGCTTGGCCTCGGTGCAGTCTCTAGGAGTATGGATAAGTATATTCGAGAACAGATTGCTGCTGGAAACAAAGATCCTAATATGTGGGGTTGGGTTTGGGACACTCTCAAAGAATACTCCAATGTTAGGCCAGAAAATTCTCAAGAAGCCAGGATAAGAGGAGAACAAGAGAGAGCTTATCAACTAGAACTGGACAAGAGATACGGAGAAAAGCATGGCACAGGAGATTACTTTGATGAGCAAGGTTATCATGCTCCTACAATTGAGGTCAAAATTGAGCCTGTAATACCAGATCCATTTCATCCTGGAAGAGTTGTAACCCCCTCAGAGCTGGCACCAGGAATCTTTGAAGACCTCAAATCTCTCCTTCAAGGAAACAATGTTTCCAAAGAGACAATCCAGAAGTTCGAAAAAGCCATCTCGGAAAATGCTGCTGCTTCCAAGGAACACACTGAAGCAGTAAAAGCTGTTCGCCAGGCTCTTTTGGAAGAGGGAATTCTAATCAAGAGCAATCAGACAGATATACTCTTTCATTACGCTAGTATGCCCTCAAGACCCTATGTTCCATTCTAGGGAAATGGAACATACTTAGAGGAATAGGGAATGCCAAATCTCACTTCTGCATACATTGTCGATCTCGACAATCCTCAGGACAAGCTGGAGTTCCAGTTCATGCCTCCTGAGATCGAAGAAGACAAGATTGCAGATTGGGAACACTTTACCATCATCGGGAGATCTGAACCTGTCCAAGGTTGGGGCTCGAGTGGACCCAGAACATTCAACTTGACTTTGAGATTCATTGCAGGTGACTTAACTCCTGAGGAAGTCAAACAAAAGGTTGACTTTTGCAGGTCACTCGTTTATCCTGATTATGCGGCAAACCTTACCCCGCCTCCTGACCTTCTCTTGATTGTGGGTAAGCTATTCTCGTCTCAAGTGATCTGCAAGAGCTACCGAACCAAGTATATGTCTCCTTGGGATACGATAACTCTTCTTCCCTATCAAGCTGAGGTTACTTTCACCTTCGAGGAAGTCAACCAGTTCCCATTTGGAAAGAAGGAAGTGAGATCAGGTAGAGACATATCGAGACAACCTGTAATCCAAAAGGACGAACCTATTAAAAACGTTGATTTCGCAATTTCAACAGAAAATCTGGCTTAGACATGATCATTGCACTAGACATTCAACATCTAAATAAACCTCCTTCGGCTTCTAACCCCAAGAGTTCTAAAGATAGAGGGGTAGCTTACGGCACTTTGACCGAGGTAGACATTTCGACCGTCTATGCCAACCTCGCAAGGCAGCTTCTCGATAAAGCAGGTCATACTGTCTACATGGGATTTACTGGAGAATACTCAGAGAGACAGTCTCTGGCGGTCAGGATGAAAACAGATGTCTACATCGCCTGTCATGTCAATGCTGGAAAGGGATCTTATTCTCTTATCGAGATCAAGAAGAAGTCCTCTGGAAAAGATCTTCCCTATGCTCAGATTCTTCTTGACGCACTTCTATCCAAGCTCGGAACAAAGAAAGCTTCAACTCCCATCTGGGAACTCCAGGAAGGGGATAGGGGGTTTAGTTGTATCTCAAACACACAGATGGTTTCCTTGCTCCTCGAACCCTTCTTCATTGATAATGATGAATACTACAAGAAGGTGCTCACAGGTGAACTCCAAGAACAAATTGCCCAAGCGATATTGGAGGCCGTAACAAAATGGAGCCAAAAGTAGAATTCCCGAATGAAACCAAAGCAGAGATCCTCAAATCTCTTGAGGATGCACTTTTAAATTCTGCTTCTCAGTATAATCTTTCTCTTCATGAAGTAAAGAATCTCTTTTTCACAGGGTTAGGGGAAGCTGAAAAGCTTGAAGATCTCTATTCTAAAGAAGAAGGAGACCTGAAATCCCTAGAGTGGCATAGGGCCATGAAAAGTAAACTCTCCCCTGAGCCGTGGTATGAAAAAATTCCGGGTTGGATCATTGACCTAGTTAAAGTCGTTGCAGTAGGAGCAGTAAAAGGCTACCTCCTAAGAGACCACTACTCTTTCTTCGAAGAGGCAAAGCGTCATGAGCACACCAAGAAGACTTCATAGATTCGGTAAGGAAGAAACAACCTTCCTACGAACCGTAACAGCGGATGATACTATCCCTCCAATTGAAGGTATGTTTCAAGCTGAAGCAGAGGGATACGAAGAGACCAATTATTATCTCAAGTTTGCCAGCACTGACTTTGTCGTAACGGCTCATATCTATATTTGGGTGGAACCGGAAGCCTTCGTAACGGGTAGTAAAGCAAGTCATCCTGATTTTCCGATTCTCTTTGTGGACCCTATTCCTGGGATCAAAGACTCGACGCTTCTCACAGTAAATTCCAGAGGAAAGAAAACCGCGCTTCTTCTTACAAAGGACTCTGGGACGAACATGAGCGTCAACATCTATTTCGATGGTAACAACTATTAGAAAGTCTGGAGTATCTTATGTGGCCGCTTGTAGGATTCATCTCGAATTATCTCACAACTCCTGAGGGAGACAAGAGATACACCAAGCTTGTCTCTTTTGCCGTTTCCAAGTCCGATATCCCTTCCCTTAAAGCTGTTCCGGCAGCGGAAGCTACTCCTGTAGGGGACGTTTACATTGACCACCAGTCTAGGTGGGTGGAAAATGTTACTGGAATGACGACCCCTACTATCCCAACGATTGCACAGCAAGGAACTCCAGGAAGTGCAACTTATGGCTACCAGGTTGCTGCTGTTAGTGCGAATGGGGAGACTCCTCTTTCTCCGGAAAGAGAAACTACAACAGGGCCTACCACTCTCAACGGAACAGATTTCAATAGAATTACTTGGTCCGCAGTGACAGGAGCCACATCCTACAAAGTTTACCGAACCACGTCGTCTGGTTCAGGCGACCAGACCACACTTGGTTTGATTGGAACCATCTCTGCCCCCACAACTCAGTTTGACGACCAGGGAGGAGTCTCCACCGCAGCTATTCCTCTTGGCCGTGGTTCCCATTATGTCTTTGATGCTCAAGCCACAGCAGTTTCAGATGGCATTCTTGCAGTTAGGCCGGATGATATTGCAAATGATACCATCCCAGGCCGCTGGATTCAAACTCCCTTTGAAGTAACAATTGATCATAATCTTCTTGATAATCTCGATCAAGGAGACAAGCATACCCAATATACTCTTCTTGCGGGTCGTTCCGGTACAGCCAACGACATAATTCTTTCGACCACGGCTTCTGGCAAACTTTCTGGTTCTTCTGCTTCTGGTCAAGGGCTTACGCTCCAATCTACAATACATGGAACTAAAGGCCCAATCTCATTTGGGGCCAGTTCTTACAATGAAGTAAATGACTATGTGATATTTGGTGGATCTGCATCCCTTGCTAACGTATTTAGTATAAAGACATCTGGTACTCTTGATTCTGCTACTGCCCTTTCTATTGCAGGTCTTAATATTGAGCAAGCTTTAGCTGCTGGCTCAAATAACAATGAACGCGTCTATGCTATGCGTGTGGTGCCGTCATTTCTTGATCTTACTAGAACAGGAATGGCCCACTATGGGTTTGTATGCTCAGATGGACTTTCGGGGTTCCAGACTCTTACTCCTACAGCAATTCTAGAAATAGTATCTAGTCAAGTATCAGGAACCCAAAATGCGATTACTTCTGGATCAAGTACAACTGTAACTACAACTGCCAATGCTTTTGCGAACGTCCATGTAGGTGCCCTTATTACAGCTAACTCTCTTACAAGAATGGTGGTGGCAAAGGCGTCTACTACATCTCTTACAGTAGACACAGCAGTAGATTGGGATAACACCGGAGCGGGGTATGCATTTACCTTCAAAAACCCCATACTCAATCTGACCGATACCTCAACAGTTCTTGCCTTTCTTGCAACAGATGGCGGATTGGCTATTCGAGAAACAAGTGCGGTCTATAAAATAGCAAATCATGGGCGTGTCTACACAAAGGATGTTTCTGGCATTACCGAGTTGTTCTACATGGATAGTGCGGGGGCAGAAGAACAAATTTCTTCTGGGGCAGGAGGGCCGGTAGAAGGTTCTGGCACGTTAAATTTCCTTTCCAAGTGGACTCCGGATGGAAATACTATCGGCGATTCTCAGATAGCTGATAACGGGACAATTGTTTCCATTACAAAGAGTGGAGCAGGAACTCTCGATCTCTTCCGATTTGCTTCTTCCCAAACTGCTGCAAATAATAGTGGCACAAATATTTTATTCAATGCACTCCGGACCACTTCTGGAACTACGGATGTAGCAAGCGTAGCAGGACTTATCACCGACATTACAGATAATGCCTACAAGGGAGCCCTCCTTTTCAAAACATCCAATAATACTGCTCCTGCTGAAGTTGCCAGATTCGATTATCTGGGCAATCTTCTATTTGCTGCTGGAGAGACGGGAAATATAGGAGCGGTCGGAGCGACAAGACCGGATAATGTTTATGTCAAAACCTCAGTCGTAATTGGTTCAACTACAACAGTCACTACCGATACTGTAGCATTTTCGGCTGGTGGCACTGTATCTACAGTAGGAGCAAATCTTCTTGTTAATCCTGGAAACTCTATTGTCTCATTTGGAGGAAATACAGCTTCCTTTCCTGCCTTAAAAAGAAATGCGACTGCTCTTAACTTTCGTCTTGCAGATGACTCTGCTGATGCTCCTTTTACTTCTGGATCTGGAACTCTATCTGGCCTTCTCTCATTTTCAGGTACTACTCACGCTGGATTACGGCTCAATACTCTTACTACTACACAGAGAGATGCCATCTCTCCTATTGCTGGGGATCTCATCTATAACTCTACGACCGCCCAGTACGAGAAGTATGAGGGAGCAGCTTGGAAGTCTCTCGGTCCTACTGGAATTGCAAGTGGAGTTGGAGTTTTAAATTCACCAGCTTATTGGAATGGCACAGACACGCTGGCAGGAAACTCTAATTGGGTATGGGATAATACTAATGTTAGGATGGGGGTTGGAAAATCGGTTCCATTAGCACCTCTTCACACTTTAAAATCCGCTGCACCTTCAACACAAACTTTTAATTTTGAAGATGGGACTGTTCAGGGTTGGACCGGGGATTTTGTTCCTGGTAATACAGACCCACATGGTGGATCATGGATGATTGAAACGGGTACGTCATCATCCAATACTTATAATGCATCATATGCATCCATTACTGTAGGTCAATCATCTACGTTTTCTGCATGGGTGAAGGGGGGTAGCACCGGAAATTGGTATTTAGTTGTGGATGGGGTGCAGCAGGCAAGTACAGGATCTCATGGTGAATGGGATCAAATAAGTGTTGCTTTGTCTGAAGGAACTCATTCGTTAGGGGTAAGAATTATCCGATCTGGAGGTGGAACAGCGAATGCGCGGATTGATGATATAACAGTAACGAATACTACTCCTCCTGACTACACAGCGGTTAACGCTTTATTTGAAGGGTGGGTAGGAATAGGTGGCACCACATCCCCGGATGGAATACTAGAAATCGCTCCTCCGGCACAATCGAGGTCAGTGGAAACTCCGTTTTTAATTGTGGATGGGGCGGAGAATCTTCTTACTCTGACTGACAATATCACAGATCAGAGATGGCTATCGATTCCTGCCCCTACTATCTCCATTTCAAGTGCAAAGACTGTAACAAGAGGAACATCTCTTTACATTGGGGGTGCTCCTTCTAATTCTGGTGCGGGAACTCTTTCTGCTGCATATTCCATATTTTCGGATAATGGACTTGTCCGATTCGATAGAGAGTCTATTGGGGCTACACCAACCGATGGAATTCAACTCCTAAACAATACCGCTGCTGCGGACGGAGCCCAGCAGTATGGACCAGCCCTTCACCAAGGGGGGTATGGCTGGAAGACAGATGCCACTGCTGCTTCTCAAGCAGTAGATTGGATGCTATATCCTACTGCTGTTCAAGCCGCGGCGAATCCTACATCTGTCTATAATTGGGATTTCTCAGTAAATGGTGGGGCCTATGCTACCAAGCTGTCCCTATCATCGGCGGGTCTCTTGACTTTAACCCAAGTTAAGATTACTGGGGGGACCCCCGGCATTGATAAGATTCTTACAGATTCAGATGGAACTGGCTTAGCAGTATGGAAAACTCTAGGAGAGTTAGGAACGGCAGTAGATAAAGTAGGGACTCCGGTAGATGAGCAGGTAGCAATCTGGACTGATGCTAATACTATTGAGGGCAAAACACTTACTCAAACGGCCAATCAAGTACTTATTGTTCAAGATGCAACAACCGTTACTTTTTCTACTCCTCAAAGTATTCATACTGCTGCTACTCCTCAATTTGCTAAATTAGGGCTTGGGCTGGCGGCTGGATCTGAAGCATTAGATATACTAGGTAGAATAAAGTTTGGGATGAGTCGAGCTGATGCAACTCAGAAGGATGCTTATTTGCTTGTTCCTCATTATACTAATGTTGAAGAGGAGCTTCTAGCATTCTATGGAACATCTTCTGCTACTGGTAATACTCTGGTATTTGGGGGTGGCGGATCGGCTTTTAATGCCGCAACTGTAATATTATTCAAGACAGCAGCAAATACTACTACTCTCAATGGAACAGAACGATTGAGAATTGATAGTACTGGATTACTAAAATTTTCTGCCTATTCTACAGGCATTCTCCATTCTGACGCAGATGGAGATATTACCTCGTCAGCTACTAACCTAGCAAGCGCAGATGTGACTGGGCTTCTTCCCCTGGCGAATGGGGGATTGAATGCTAACTTAACAGCTTCTAACGGTGGAATTTTCTATTCTACTGCAACTGCCGGAGCTATTTTAGCAGGAACTGCTACGGCTAACAAAATTCTCCTCTCCGGCTCTAGTGCGGCTCCTGCATGGTCAACAGCTACGTATCCCACTACGACTACAATCAACCAAATTCTTTATTCTTCAGCAGCTAATACAGTGGTAGGACTGGCTTCCACTGCCAGTTCCATTTTAGTGACCGATGGAAGTAGTGTTCCTTCTCTAGCAACCGATATACCCACTGCTATAACGATTGGGGGAGCTTATATTTACAGAGCAAGTGGAACGGATGTTTCTCTAGCTGATGGAGGTACTAACGCTTCCCTAACTGCTGTAGCTGGGGCAGTAGCCTACTCTGGGGCCTCCGCAATAGTTTTTAATGCTGCTGGCAATAGTGGTGAGTTTCTAAGAAGTGGAGGTACTGGTTCACCCACATGGTTTGATCTTTTCACTACTGCTAATACATTTACAGCAGCACAGACAATAAACAACGGAACAACTCCAGCAGATAATCTCATTCTTACAATTGCGGCAATAGGCGTTGCTGGAACAAGGGATTCTCATTCCATTAGGTTTACTGGGGCATCCGATGATGGATTTGCTCATATTGTAGATTGGAAGCTCTTCAATGACGTTACATCTAATGCCGGAGCTTCTACTTTTACATTTCAATCAAGAGTGGACGTAGCAAGTCTTACAACGAGATTTTCCTGTACCGATGCTGGTATATTTAATCTTATGTCGGGAGGTGTTTACCAAGTCAACGGCATAGCAATAAAAGATCTTGCAGAGACATTCCAGAACAAGACCCTTGACAATACCAACACCGTCAACCTTAAAGACACTCTTTTTACACTTGAGGATGATGGTGATTCCACCAAGAAGCTTCAGTTCCAGCTCTCCGGAATCACAACAGGAAACACAAGAACACTCACAGTCCCGAATGCAAGCGACGTTATCGCAGTTCTTGGGCTTATTCAAACGTTCCAGAATAAGACGCTGGACAATTCGAACACTTTCAATGCGAAGGATACGCTTTTCACCCTGGAAGACGACGGGGATGCAACCAAGAAGCTCCAATTCCAATGTTCGGGGATTACTGGCGGACAAACTAGAACTCTTACTGCCCCTGATGCTTCAGGAACCTTAGCCCTCTTGGGTTTAGCCCAAACATTCTCTGCCGCGCAGACATTTTCTTCGGATGTTTCGTTTGGTGGAAATATTCTCTTTACTGGAACAGCCAAGGCATTTGAGATAAAGACCAGCTCTGTTCTTGTAGAGGATAACCATATCTACTTGAACTCTGGGTATACTGCTGATACAGCGCAGACAGGTGGTTTTGTGATCAATTATGACCCGACTACAACCACTGATACGGTAGCTGCAACAGGATTTGTCGCAGGAGTAGCTTCTACCAGTAATCCTACCGTGATTACAACTGGATCTGCAACTTTTTCGGCGCATGATTTGATTCAAATATCTGGGGCAGAGAACCCAAATAATAATGGACTCTTTGAAGTTCTGACGCATACTGTAACAACACTTACCATAAAAGGTATTGGAACAACTGCGACTACTCAAGATTGGGTTCAGAATCAGTTTGTAACTGATACGACGGTTGCGGGATCAATTTACAAAGTTAATGTTTCTGTTCTTCGATGTGGGTCTGATGGAGTATGGGAGGTAGTAAAGGGTTCATCTACGTCTGGGATGTCTTTCGTAGACCTAGTGGATCTTTCTTCATCTCAAACTTTGTCTTCTAAAGTATTGACTGCTCCAGACATCAACGCAGGCACAGCAGATTCACTCACCAGTCTTTCTATTCGGGATACATCAGCGGCATTTGATGTTACCTTCGCTGCAACGTCTTCTTCCGCTCTTACTGCTGGAAGAACAGTGACCTGGGATGTAATAAATGCAGCAAGATCTATTAAGCTTGCTGGCGACATTGACATTGCCCATAATTTTATTACATCAGGGGCTTACGCCCTGACTTTGACTACTACAGGGACTACTGGAGTCACGCTTCCTACTACAGGAACTCTTGCAACACTCATTGGAATAGAATCGCTTCAGAACAAAACCCTAGATAACACCAATACTCTTGAACTAAAAGACACACTTTTTACACTCCAGGACGATGGAGACGCTAACAAGAAAGCCAAGTTTCAATGCTTTTCTATTACATCCGGTCAGACAAGAACCTATACTCTTCCTGATGCGTCTGATGATATTGTTGTAAGAACTCTTGCCCAGACTATTGCTACAAAGACTTTCGATAATACTAATACTTACAATGTGAAAGATACTCTCTTTACTCTTCAAGATGATGGGGATGCAACAAAGTTGGCTGCATTCCAATGTTCCACGATTGGGACTGGAGTGACCAGGACATTTACTTTCCCTAATGCTTCTGGAATCTTTGCACTTTCTCAAGCAGCGGAGACATTCATTTCGCTTAACCTTTCCGCTAACTCTAATCAGATAGTTTTTGATTCTGATGGTGCCGCTTCAGGAACTCTAACTTGGTCCCCCACAACATCTGGAAAGACTCTTACACTTCCAGATATTACAGATACAGTGGTTACAAAGACATCCTCTGATACGCTGACCAATAAGGTTCTAAGTGATGCAACTTGTAAGTTCGGAGACGATGGAGATATTACTAAAGCATTGGTATTCTCCTTGGGTGGAGCGACTACAGCCAAAACCCTAACTCTGATCTCGTCTCATACAGATAATCGATCGATTACCTATCCGGATGCCACAGATACGCTGGTCGGAAAAGCCACTTCAGATACCCTCACAAATAAGTCCTTCGACTGTGACGGAACCGGAAATGCTCTTACTAATGTGAATGGAAATGAGCTAGATCCCAGTGCTGCAACCACCGGAGCTTACGGGATTCCTATCATAGTCCCCATCGTCAATTCTGGTTCTACAGACATCAATGTCTTCGGTGGCAACGTACCATTCAAGTTCCGTATCATTGATGTTTGGGCGGTCAACACAAAAGCTGGAAATGCGGGGAACTGGAAATTGACTGATGGCACAAATGACATCACCGGCGCCGTTACTTATGGTGCTAGTGACAAAGCTCTTACAAGAACAGCAGAAATCGACGACGCCCAGCATGACATGACAGGTGAAGCCCTACACCTTATCAATTCAGATGGCACAGATACCGCGATTGTTTACGTATCCGTATTGAGAGTTGACTGAGATGGGGATGTGGGAGGGGACTATTGGTTTTGAGACTTCCACCGCAGGAACATTTCTTCTGCAGTGGGCTCAGAACGCATCAGATGCTAATAATTTGATGATTCAACGTGGATCATCTCTCATTACTAAGAAATTGGCGTAATCCATGTTCGTCTAGATATACGATCAGATTCCGTTCTATCAAGAACCTTAGAAAGCGATCTAACATAAGCTCAATTGAGCTTCATGACAAGTTACATGATTGATAAAAAGAGGGACTGGTCTTGAATCCAAATATCCTCGTTGTGGAGGATGATCAAGTATTTGTGCTCCTAATTCAGAATTATCTGAGCAAAAACAGCTACAGATTTGACCATGAGTCTACTTTTGCCGGAGCTTTAAAAAGATTAGGCCAGAATGTCTATGAGGCTATCCTCTTAGATCTCGTTCTTCCCGACTCATTTGGATTAGAAGTCATTAGGGGGATAATGGAACTATGTCAAACAACTCCTATCATTGTAATAACGGGGATAGAAGACTACAACCTTGCTTCCGAAGCAATCAAGATCGGCGTTGAGGATTGCTTGTTTAAGACAAACAGTCTTTTCTCGGGACATATTTTAGATGGAATTATCAAGAATTCTATCACAAGGTTTGAGAGGCACAAAAGAATGACCCAAGAATTCAACAAGCTAAAGAGTTTAGCAAATATTATTGAAACAAAGATGAATTGTTAATTATCACGGAGCTTTGGGTGGAAAGACAACAAATAGTGGATCAAGAAACGCTCAACAATCTAGCTTCAGCGTTGTCTTCAGCGTGCAATCTTATTCAGGATCTCGGAGAAGAGATAAAGAAAGGAAGAGAAGATAACCGGGAGAGTGCTATCCAGATAGCCCTCATCAATCACAATGTCAAGGACATGACCGAAACTATAGCTTCGGTCTTAAAGTATGTTCGAGATGGAAATGGTAAACCTTCTCTTCTCTCCAGAGTAGAGTTCTTGGAATCAAAAGAAATAGTCGGGAGAGAAAAGATCAGAGGACTTTGGATATTTCTAGCGGCAACAGTTGGAGGACTGTTTGGATTCATAGGACAAATTATTTCAAGTTGGTTTTCCTCTTATAGTGGAAAACCTCCTATTCCATAAGGTAAATATAATGCCCAAAGAAGAAAGTACTGGGATCAACGTCTCGATATCGATTAAACAACTTATCATGATTCTTACGATTTTTACAGGGGTAAGTATTGGAGGAAATAGCTTCCTTTCTACCTTTGGAGAGAAAGCTCAAACAATACACTCTTTTTTGGAGAAAGATCTTACTAACCTCGAAGTCAAAGTAGATACACTTAGTAAAGATTTCAAAACCCTAACGGCTAAAGTCGAGGAGATCTCTTTTCTAAACCAGAATCTCCTCATAGAAAACAACAAAGTTCTGGAGAAAAACATTGACCTTACTGAAAGGATATGTGCTACCTCCAGAAGGCAAACAAAATAAGGAGAAGTATTATGGTTGATAACAACACACTTCAGGAACAGGAAACCAAAACTCGCTCTGAATTCGATGATCTTTCAAAAGCTTATCAGGATCTTATGAATCAAGCTCACTCTCATCAGGTTCAAGCTCAGAATTTCCAAAAGAGAGCAGAAGGATTCGTGCCAAGAATTCAGCAGCTCGCGGGCAAGTTGGAAACCTATGCTGAGATTAAGCTCCTAAATAGCGCTGAGACCAAAGAGACGCAAGAGCACAAAGACGTTCCTGCATCTCCGGAGTCCATTCACTAAGTTTCAATCTGGGCCGGATACCTCGACGGAGGGAAAAGTCAGAACCCTACTGGCCTTTCGGCCCTAAAAACATAGGGCTCATCAAAGGGAGATGAAAATGCAGCAGATATATCTATACGCACTAAGTGATGATTTAGAACCTGAGAATTACAGATACATCGGAATAACGAAAAATCCCCATCAAAGGCTCCAGAAACATCTCTTGGAAGTGAAAAGGGACTTGAAGACTTATAAGACAGATTGGATACGAAAGACCATTACAAATGGTTCAAACTTAAAAATGACTATTATCGAAGCACATACTGACTCTGATCAGGCAAAGCAACGTGAGCGTGAACTAATTGCTCTATACAAAGAAAGAGGCTATCGTCTTACGAATGCTACTGAAGGAGGAGATGGAATTTCAAATCCCTCTATGGAAATCCGCAAAAAGATAGGAGATGGAAATAGAGGAAAGGTTATGTCTCCAGAAGCTCGCTTAAAGATTGGTTTGGCTAGTATAGGAAGAAAACGCACTCCTGAAGCAAACGCAAGAATAGGCTTAGCTCATAGAGGAAAAACTATTTCTCTAGAAGCAAGAAAGAAAATGAGCGAAGCTCATAAAGGGAAGTCTCTATCTGAGGAACACAAGCGACACATCCGAGAAGCTCGAGAAAACATGTCTCCGGAGATGAAAGAGAAAATACGACTTAAACAGGTAGAGGCATTAAAAAATAGAGTCATAACTCAGGAAACCAGAGAAAAAATGAGACAGGCTCGTTTAGGCAGAAAATTCTCTGAGGAGACTAGAACTAAACTATCGAGAGCTAAGCAGGGTCGAAAACTTTCTGAAGAGACAAGAAAGAAAATGAGTGAGGTCCAAAGGAAAATTCAATCTCCTGAACGTAGCTTACGAATAAGCTCAAAGCTTAAAGGACAAAAGCGGTCTTCAGAATTTTGTCAACGGATGAGCCAAGCTCGTAGAGGTAAAATAAAAGTTGACTTAACAGGTCAAACGTTTACTCGTCTAACTGTGATTAAGTTGGACTCAATAACTAAAGATGGGCATACTCGTTGGTTATGTCAATGCAGTTGCGGAAATCAGAAAGTGGTTTGCCGTTGTAATTTACTCAAGGGAGGTATAAAAGGATGCGGATGCTTATTGAAGGAAACTAACGAAAATCGTAGGAAGGTGAAAAATGAGCAATAGAATTATCAGTGTGCATCGCGCATGCGTGGACGTGATCGAGTATTTCGACTTTGATGGCACCACACTTCTCCAAGGTAAAAGCGACTTTACCACTCTAGTCTTAAAAGATGGAGTCAAAGTCACAAGCCCAACCCCTATCATAAATGAGCTTGGAGTTGCCCCTAATCCCGTGGATGCTACACTCCGTGGTCTCTACAAGTTTGCGCTTACCCCAGACTCCAAAGGAAACTGGTTCGTCCGTGTAGTGCTTGGAACTACGGGAAGAGTATGGACACTTGGCTTAGAGGTCACAGGAGAAAGCATTGCGACCGTAGTCTATGAAGGAACGGTTTCCGAGAACTCGGGAAGCGGAACAAGCTTCAAAGACACCAATGCAGGAAGTGTGGGTAACCTCTATAAAGGCTGCGTGGCAGTTGTCATGACTGGAAGCACTCTTAGATACATCGGCCAGGTCATTGCCTACAGCGAATCTAACACTACCTTCACTGTAAATCCTGCTGCTCCAGGAAGCTATACCTTCATGCAAAACGATACCTTCTATCTTCTCTCCAATCTCGTGGCTGCTGTCACAGGGCAGGTATTTCGGTCTCCTGGAGGCCCCACTTAAGGAGCGTCTATGCGCTACACATTCGATATAGGAGAGCCTGTTCCTATCGTGGTGGAGGTCAAGGACCTGAATACTGGTCTTCGCCTGGAAGACCTCTCCGACGGAAATCCAGGAGTCACAGTCAAGGTCTTGAGTCCTGCCAGGGCAGTCATTGTCTCTGCGGCTAAAATGGTAGAGATTGAGAACATGAAGGGCCACTATGAATATGTTGTCCCTGGAACATCCATCACTGAAGCTGGGCTTTGGGTTTACGACGTGACTGGAAACAACGTGAACGTGGAAAACAAATCTGGTTCTTTCCTTGTGGCTCCTATTTGGATCACAACGCTCAAGAAGATATTCGGACTTGCACATGGCAATATTCACGAGGACAGTCTAACTTATGACCCCCTCGTTCCGAACAGAAAAACAGGTTCCCGTATTCGAATCTACTCTCAGGCCGCTTCCGTAGGCACAGACAACGATGTGCTCGCAACTTATACGTTTATTGCCACCTACTCTGAAGATGGCCTTGTAAAGACATTCAGTTGTAAGGAAACCTAGTCATGGCAGCATCTAGAATCTATTTTCCTCGTCAGGTCAAGAAAAGTGAGTCCTCAAAGTTTAGAGTATTCATCTCGAATAGCTCAGATGATTCTGCTAAGACAGGTATGCTTTACACAGATGCTACAATCTACTACGCCAAGGCTTCAGGAGCTGCTATCCAAAAGGTAATTCAAGCTTCAGAGTGGGCTGAGATTGGAAACAACATGCAGGGCTGGTATGACATTATCTTCTCTGCATCAGATCTTAATACCCTGGGCCAATTTATCTTTCGGATCACAGGAACCGGAATCAACATGGTCGAAGTAGGGGGAATCGAAGTAACAGATGCACACTTAAGCGACCTTGCTAGGATCTTAGGGTTGTCTCATCATAATTGGAAAGAGCTTTCAGTAGTTTATGATGCAGTAAATCCTCAACGTAAGCTGTCTTCTACGATCAAGCTCTACCCAACTGCGGCAGATGTGGATACAGATACAAATGCATTTGCTTCGTATACATTCACCGCTACCTATGGAAATGATGGGCTGCCTTCTGGATTCTCTTTCAAGAAGGTAACTTAATATGTCTTCTGCCCACACCCTCACAACAGGAATTTGGCACCACAATGCTAATATCTATTCTTCGGGTGGGCACTTCATCGATGCCGAATATGCAGATGACACGCTAAAGCTAAATCCACCCCCCCTTCCTCCTGGAGTAGATATATCTCACTCCAGAAATCTCTACGGAATCACGGATCTCTCTTTCCTCCGAAGTGTGGTTTCCGAGATGGCATTCTTATACTGGCCGATTGTAAAATACTATAGGCTAAATCGGTCTCAAACAATGACAGATTCTCTTTATGGCAAGGCCAAGGAGTATATATTTCTTCCCTCGCTTTCTATCAACATGTTTGTTATTTATGAGGAATTACCAGATCCACATACCAAGTTCGGAACAGACGCAACAGAGAAGGTTGAAGCCTGGATTCCGTGGAAAGCCCTAATTGACCAAGACTTCGTTCCCGATAAGGGAGATAGATTTAGTTATGCAGGATATGAGTTCCTGGTTACGGGAGTTTCTGCCCAGGCAAAATCTGAATATATGACCTCAAATGCCTTCACCTACTTTACCATATTTGCGGAGATGGCTCATCCTGGATATATCTCCGAGGATGCTACAAACGTTGGGCGAATTAAAGCATGAGCACCTGGAAACCCAAACAAGGAGACCACTTCACAAGCAGAGGCTACGTGACAAATGACGAGCAGGTCTATACCTCGTGGTTTCATATCCCAAGTACCTCAAATATTGTAACTCCAGCTAGGGCCAGCTTTGTCTCTGAAAGCTTGGGGGAGCTTATTCAGGTCCTTGATCCTGTGGACATTCCGGTAGATTCAACTTTTAGAACTACAGATCTTTATGACGAGGAGGGAAGACGGTTCTTTGACCATTTGTCGATTCTAGATATTCTCCCTCACCCAACAGATTTACTTGTCTCTGTTTTATCTGGTGAGGAAAATAGACTTGATCTCTTTGCGTTCAGGGTATACCAAAACGACAACCTTTGGCCAATTATTGCCATCGCCAATGACATCTATGACCCATTTTATCTGAAACCTCGGACGATTCTGAGGGTGCCTTCACTCTCTAGAATCTACTCGGAGATTCTACCTTGAGTAACGAAATTCGAGATTTCGTTCTTCCTTTACACCTTACTCCCATAGTCTACATGACGCTGGGAGAAAAGAATCTCATGACAGTTCCCCCTCAATGGATTCAGTCTCTCGAGTATGAAGACAACATGGGAGAAGGTGGAGGGGACACTTGGTCTGCAACAATCCTAGACCAGACCTTTAACGAGGTAGAACGGGCTATCATTTCCTCAGGGGGGATAGGCTCACTTTCCTGGGGTTACTTGAATGGGCCCATTACTCCCCTTCGCAAGATTCAAGTTATCGACTGGATGCCGCGGCTAACGACAAAGGGAAGGCTTCTTACAATCCGAGGATTTGATCTATCGTGTCAGATGCGTTGGTTCTCTGCTTTTGAGGATGATGGTACTACTCCAAAGAACAAGCAAGAGTTCTCTGGAATAGGTTATCATGGCAAACCTTCGGAAGTTGTGGCTAGAATTGCAAGCGAATACCAGGAAGAAGGGATTCTCTCAGATTCCAACCCTGAGATAGAGGATACGCAGTCTATACTGGTAGATGACTACACCAAAGAAGAAGGTGACAAGAAACCAATGGACTTTGTCCAGGAAAGAGATATGACAGACGAAGCTTTCATAAAGAGTCTCATTCCTCTTTCCAGATCCGTGGATTACGATCCAGAAGATAAAAATGCCAAGCTCATAAATACATACTATCTCTACTTTACGCCAGACAAAGTAGGAAAGCCAATCCTGCACTTCCACCCCCCGAGGTTTGATGCCCCTGTTCACAGGCGCTACAACTTTCGAGGTCAAATTGGCTCCATAAAGAGCTTCGAGCCAAACATAAATGGAATGCTAATCGGCATGCTCGCAGGAAACATTACCTTCTCTGGTATGGATTCTTATACTGGAGCTTTCTACGAGGTTTCTGTCACATCAGAAGGTCTGACTGTAAGAGAAGATGGAAAAGTGAAGCGACAATCCACAAGAAGACTTGCCATAGGAAGTATGGCTCTGAATAATCCCTACAGAAAGAGAGGAGGAATCTCTGCACTTTATCCATCTCATTTTAGCACTTCCGAGGAAGCGGAAAGAGCGGCTATAGCTTTATGGGAAGCTTGGAATATCCGAACCTTTCAAGCCAAAGCTACAATCATGGGAGACCCAGAGCTAATTGCAGGAGACATGGTTTATCTCAATATTCTTCTTCCCAATGGAATTCCAGATTATACTTCTGGAAAATATCTAGTCATGAAAGCGATCCATCATGTGCGAAAGGCGTTTACCATGTCTTTGGATTGTCTGTCCTCTCATGCGAGATCAGGTAACCAAGTAGCAACAGGACCAGATTTCAAGGTTGTAACTGGGCCAAGGAGAGTCTCCAGGTGACTGATCCTACTTCTCAAAAGAGATACTACTTTGGGTTTTTCAAAGGGAGAATCGAAGACAACGTCGATCCGAGAAATCTGGGAAGACTAAAAGTCAGAGTCCCGGAAATTCATGGCCCTGAAGTTCAAATTCCCAACGATCAGCTTCCTTGGGCAAGACCAGCCTTCAAAGGGCAATATGCTTATGATGTGCCTGATCCTGATGGAGTCGTCTGGGTAGGATTTGAGCATGGCTTAGCAGATAAGCCCGTCTGGTTTGGGTGCCTTCCTCTTGAATATGAACCAGAATTTGAGCCAGTTCCTCCTCCTGTTATAGGGCCCGTTGCAACAGCAGAGACAGAAACAACAGGCACACAAACAAGCCAGGCCCAAACAAATACTGGAACCCCAACTTTAAATGGAGTAATAGCTAAGAGCTCCTATGACTATATCATAGACACCGGTGTTACGAGTTTTCAATTTGGACCTATTATTGCCTTTCTCCTCAAATGGACAACGAACAAAGAGACCAGTTCTCCTCTTTGTCTAGCCGATACAGAAAACGGCCCAAAGCCAGGTATGACAATTGAATTTGAAGGAGGTAAAGCAGACGGATTCCAATCCGTCATTACACAAGCTATAGGGAACAAAGTGGAGTTTGAATCCATCCAATATGCACCAGATATAGGAAGTGTCTACAAGATCTATAACAAAGGAAATCCCCCAATCCCGAAGAGACTAAGGACTTATGACGGAACGGGCGACAAGTCAGGAGTACTCCCAGTTGGAAAGTTTGTGACTCCAACCCGACATGCTCCTTACAGTAAGGTGAACGGAACTGTCAACAAGGAAACCAAGGTCGTTCAAACCCAAGCAATAAGCAAGGAGCCTGGGGGGGAAACACAAGTCTTTGAGAACAACCAAGGTGGTAGGATCGAACTGAATGCCACAGAACAAAGCGCAGAAGTGAGTTCAGCTCAAGATGTAATGATTAGAGCTGGAAAGAATACGGAAATAACAGCAAACGATATTCTTCTTATAGACGGAGGAGACGGCACCATCATCATTCATGCTAATAAGGCAATTTCCATTGTCGCTCCAAGCGTTACAATCAACAAGAGAAAAGTAAGAAACGATACTACGGATATATAATGGCAGATACATTTGATAAGATAGTTCAAGTTTCAGTCCCATTGGGGGCTGATTTTAATCTCAATACTGAAACTGGGTCCCTAGATCCTGAGTGTCCTTCTATAGCTGATTTTGAGGAATTTCTCATTAGAAAGATCAAGTTTCCTGGAGGGTTTGATATCGACCCTATTACCGATTTTACGGACAAACACTTTACGAAATGCACCTATGTCATCGATCTCACAAAACAAATTCAGCCCATTTTGGTTGCACTCCAGCCAATCTTCAAGATTATGGAGTGCATTGTTAAAGTGCTAGATTGCATAAAGGCTATCAAAAAGGCTGTTAAGCCTCCAAATCCAAGGAAGATTACAAGTGCCCTCAAAAATCTGGCAGAATGTATCAGCGTCTTAGAAATATTCTTTCCGCTTCTCTCAGTGCCTCCTATGCTTTTATCCTTGATTGATACTTTCATTTTGGTCATGCAATGTTTGCAGGAATACATAACAAACACCTTGACATTTCATGTAGATTTTTCTAAGATGGCTCAAGACGCCCACAAATGCTCTAACGTTTCCACAGAAGAAAATCCAGTTCTCCAGGCTCTTCTTTGTTCTTGGAATGAGATTGTTCATGGTTTCAACAATCAGATGCTCTCCATGCAGATGCTAAATACTCTCGTTGTTCTCTTGAATACCATGATTGATGTAATTTCGCAGATGGTGGATAAAGAACCCAAAGCACATTTCCCCTCTTTCGATGCTTTTGGTAATATTGGAAGCGGTGATATTCTAGATCTTATCGATTCGGATAAAGTCAAGGCTTTTCAGGATAAGCTGGTAGATATTGTAAGAGAAATTGACAAAATCATTGTTGTGCTCTCTACTCTCAAGGACTTTATCTTGACATTTAGTGTTGTAAAGGAGGAATCCTAATGGCTGCTCCAATTGGTCCAGGGTTTCCTTTTAAATATGGACAGGGGGGATACTTTAACGTCCAAAAGAGGTCAAGCCTTATCAAGGCATCCCTCAAGCAGATTTTTGGCACCAAAAGAGGAGAACGAGTTAGAAATCCAAGGTTTGGATCGAGAATCTATCTTCTCGAGTTCGAACCAAACGATGACATCTTCATCGCTCTGGCAAGTTTCTACGCCTGGGAGGCTGCTTCACAAGAACTGAGAATCATTACAGATGACATTCAAATCATTCCGGATACCGGAGTTACAGGTCATGAAGGAAGAATTGTGATCAATTTCACAGAGAAAGAGACAGGTATTCCTGATGATTTTATCTACACAGTAGCTCGAGGTATATGATGAGCGCAAAACCTATTGTATATCTGGCAAAAGACTTTGACGCCATCTTGAACGACCTCCAGATTCAGGCTCAGGCAATCTTCCAGAAATATGGACTCAAAACCTGGAATGATTACCTTCCTAGTAATCATGGCGTGGTCAACCTCGAGGCATTTGCTCGAGCAATGGAGTTTCTTCTCTATTATCAGGATAGGCAAGCCAACGAATGCTTTGGAAGTAGAGCTAAAATTCGAAAGAATATTATTGCGCTTCTCAAATGGATTGCCTACCAGATGCATACTCAAAAGAGCGCAACAGTCACAGCTACGATCACTCGCCCCACACCTCACACGAAAAACATCTTGATGATCGACTCTGATGGTGTTTCCCCTATCTTAGCTAAAACTGAGACAGACGGAGCTATCTTTCGGGCAACAGATACGACCAAAGTTCTAGTTGCAGGTGCAAATTCTATTGATATCCCCTTTAAGCATTCTCGTTCTGAGGCAGAGGCATTCATCTCGAATGGCACGGCCAAGCAGACCATCAAGCTTTCTCAGACTCCCTTCCTTCACGACAACACAACTGTCGTTACGGTAAATGGTAAGACCTGGACTCTAAAAGAACACTGGCTCGCTTCCAAACCGGAGGACAAACATTATCTTATTTCCATCAATGGAAAAGGAGAGGGTATTGCTGAGTTCGGAGATAATGTCAACGGAATCATCCCTCCTCTAGGGTCTACAATCGAAATCGTCTATGAGTATGGAGGGGGCTCTCTTGGTAACATTCAAGTAGGAGAACTAACCAAGATCATCTCTTCCATTAAAGATATAGATGGGGCCGTTCAAACCCTCACGATTACAAACAAAGTAGAGGCTACCCCTGGTTCGGATGAAGAGACCATTTCCCATGCACGAATCTCTGGGCCGGCTACTCTTCGCACAAATTTCAGGTCTATTTGTAACGACGATTATATCACAAATGCACAATCTGTGGCCGGAGTAGCCAGAGCATTTGTCGTCACTTCCAAAACTGACCCAACTGTCTTGGAAAATACTGTCTTGGTCCTCGTGTTGCCTACAACTTCTTCCATCAAACCATCAGATGACCTTCTCACTCTCGTGAGAGCCACGCTTCTCACTACCTATCCTGGAAGAGCAACAGGAGAGATCATCATCTTGGGATTTACTGAACTCTTTGCTAACCTGAGTTTCTCTATTACCCTGGACAGCAGTGCCAATACACCCGTCAAAAAGTCAATTGTCGAGGCACAGATTCGAGCCGCCATTGCCGGACTCGTAGATTACAAGGCTCAAGATGAAGATGGAAATTTCAAGCGTCCTATGGGACAAACGCTCTATCTTGATGAGATAGAATGCGCGGCAAGAGTAACAGGAGTTAAAAGTGCAACGCTCACAAACCCAACAGTACCTATCACGCCAAAGCAGACAGAGCTTATCTCCATTCCTGCTTCAGCGGTATCGCTCAGCTTCGTATAGGAGGCTATCATGGCTATTAACTTAGACAGGTTCCATCAACTTGCACATCGTTTTACCAATGCCTTTGGGAGCGATGCACTCTTCATCTGCGATCTCATGGTTCAAGTTGTTGACCCTCTTCTAGATGGAAGAGATTACCTGATAAGGCCACTTGCCACATCCATCACAAATGTCGCAAACATGTGGGACGGAAATGAAGGCACCTATGCCACATTTACAGATGGGGGAATGTTTGCTCGTCTTTTCAAGCGAATTCTTCTCATAGATGGGGTGGGCCTAGCCAAAACGGGAGGAACTCCTTATTTCAATGCAAATTACTCTCTCTATTACCTAAACCCTCAAAGCAATGGCGATCCAGACGTAGAAGCCAACTGGGTTTTGATTAGTATTTCTCCTGGAAATATTTCAACTTCAGGAGGAGTTTATCATTCATTTGGACCCTTTTTCACCAGAGGAATCAGATTAAAGAGAACAGGAGGCATCTCTGGCACAAATGACGGTGTTGGGGAATTTCATATCTATAATTCTTCCCTTGGCCCAGGAGGATTCGTCTCTATAGGAAATGCAGAGAATAGTGCCGACAGCGACTTTGAGGCAGATCTCTATCTCCCTGCCCCTAATGCAACTATGATGACAAACGCCCCTCCCCTCTCTAACTCTCTGGCAGAATCCTATATGGATCTTGGAGCAGAAACCCGAGTTCAGGAGCTAAGAGCCTATTATGAATCTCCATCGAATACGATCCTCTCTGCCCACGTTCGAGCAACCGCAAGTGACCCTTGGGCAGCCCTTACCTTCTCAGACCATCTTATACAGGTCAATGCAGACATTCAAGGACTCACAAGTTTTTCTCTGAATAACGTTGTTCCGGATTCCAGCAATTGTATTCAGCTTACTGCGGGACAAGTTGCCCTTATTCCCATTCTCAATCCAGAAGCAAGCAGCACATTCTCTTTGATTTCTGGAAGACATACTATTCCAGGTCAACTAACAAAGATAGAACTCTGTCTTTATGCAAATTTCGTCGGAGCCCAAGGAAGAGCATCTACACAAATTTACGTCGTTCGGAGATCTGTTGATGGAAAATATTATCGAATTACTCAAGGAAACAATCTACCCCTTGCTACAATCGGAGTAGCAAATAATGTTGACGCTTTTGATCTATATACCTTTGCTACAACCGGCTCGGGCTCATTGGGATCTAAGTATGTGTTTGCTACCAATGGAACTGTAATTACAGGTGTGAGACCAACAGATTATATTGCAATCTATAATCATGCAACTTATGATGGAAACTCCGGACAACCTTTAAGTATTGCAGTTCCTTCCGCAGCAGGGAAATCATTTGTTGCAATTGGGACATGGAGCGTTCATGATACTCGTGTAGCTCCGAGTGGGCTAACAGCAGAAGACGCAACCGCCAACCCCCAAATCAAGATCTATGGAATTTCTTACAGAAAGGCAACTCTCTCGGCCAAAAATATTCGCTACCTCAAGATTTCTCACGGACAGCTTCAAAATGGTGAATACCAAGGGCTCTATGCGATCAAGCCTATGAACAAGGACTCAACCACCTCACCAGATGCCTCCGGCAATCCTGACCTCATCGATTACTTCACAAGTGCGGATGTGGAGATTACAAGCCCCCTTGTCGTCCCAGTATCCAATTTTGGAGATGGCTCTCCCGTTGAGATCAAGGTCAAAAACCAAGGCACGATCAGTAAAACTGGTATTGTCGTTTCCATTGACCCAGATGGTACAGAGGGCTCTTTCTACTCCAAGATTGCCACCCAAGATGTTACAGGTCCTTACATTGGGCATTGTAAGAATAATGGATTCACATCTTGCACAAAGGGAAATACAAATTTCCAGAAGGTCATGGATATGAGCAAGGGAATTGTTGGATGTAGCAGATTCTGCACACAACAAAACGGTGGAGGAACTGGGGGATTTGAGGTCGATACTTCTTCTCCCACTTCTATGAGCCCAGTCACACAAGGAAACACAAAATCGATCTGGGTAAGATCTCATATCCCGAACAATGGCTCCAGTCTTGGGGGAACCAGAAAGGCCAAAATCAGAACGTCTTGGATATCGAGTTCCTTGGATTAAGATAGAAAGCAAGGATGTCAATTCAAACGACAGACTATGTCGAATATGGGTTCTCGATTGTTGAGACGCAGGATGTTCTCAACGCTGAGTTTTCTTGTGTTGAAACAGGAGATGCCCAAGAATTCATATTCTCTGGAATTGAGACTGCGGATGTTTTGGACCTTACCTTCTTTGGGGCCGAGACGACAGATGTTCTGGAAGCATCCTTGGGTTGTTCGGAGGATATTGAGCCTCCCTTGGTTTTAAATGAAATTCCACTTCGAGGCTCAATCAACAATTCTCCAACAACAAACATTGCGCTTTCCATTAGGGACCTTGGAGATTGTCCTACTGGGGTAAACATCAAAACTGTCAAAATCTATGTCAATGACCTCTTGGCTTTTGATGGAACCGTCTCAGATGTTACGGAAGGCACCGTGTCTAGCTGGGTGAAGGGAATTCAAAGCGGCTTCGATGGCCCAGCCAAGGATGCCTATGCAGATGGAAATGGAATTCGGGTTGTGCTCGACCCTCTTGGACCATTTCCTCCTGCCAGTATCGTCACAGTTAGAGTTATTGCCTCAGATAAGGGATAACATTGGAAGAAACAAACTCATTTGAGCTTACAGTTGAAGAATTTCTGAAAGGGTTTTATTAGAGAATTTCCCGAAGACATCTCATCGAAGACTTAAAGAGGCTTTTGGAAGAATAGAGAACCATAATGGCTGTGAACATCCTTGACTACGTATACCAATTTTCCATTATTGGAGTTCCTGAAGAGGAAAATGTTGACGATTGTCCAAAGGGTGCTTTCGGAGATTGTGGCGAAATCGACTACCCAGGAAGACTTCTTTACGACCTCTATCCCCAACTCTACAAAGATGCAGATGAAAAGGAAGGTTCCCCTCTTCGCGCTCTCTTGGATGCAATTGACTATGCTTTCGCCCTGGCTTACAAATCCGTAGCAGCTTTTACCTGCATCATTGATCCTGACGCTGCCCCCGCTCAGTTTCTGGAGCACTTTCTATTATCTCTAGGAGATCCGTTCGGATATGTTACCCAAAGTGCAGATTGCACCAGAAAGAGGAAGATTGTCAAATCCCTCACTAGACTCTACAAGTATAAGGGCACAGTTCAAGGAGTAGAATATGCCCTGAATCTTCTTCTTGGGCTCAGAGCCAAAGTCAAATCATTCTGGAGGGACTGCTGGAAGGTAGGAGAAACAGAAATGGGAAACGAAGACTTTGTTCTAGCTCCGGCTTCAACTACATGGCTCCTTGGAAGAGGGAAACTTGGCACAACTACTAAACTTAGAAGCAGAATTGCTAGAAAGTTTATCTACACCGCCCAGATCTTTGTAGATGCAACCAAGAATAATGAGACAGATGGCTATATAAGGAAGATCATCGAATTCATGCTTCCTGCAGACGACAGATATCTCCTCACATATTCTCTAGGTTCAGTTTCACCTGGAATTGAGACATTTGAGGATTACTATGAGCTTCAGGTTGTGCCAGAGACGCTGCTTAGCGCAACCGAAACTTACGCGAATTATACCTAATGGCAAACACATATTGGCATGGCGCAAAAACTTCATTTGTAGGAGTAGTTCCAAAGACTACCACCCTCCAATTCCTTCATCGAGAATTCACTGCTGAGCTATCTCTTGCTTTAGCTGCAGGAACCGAGCTTGGAATTGGAAAGTATCGTTACAAGATCTCTTATGCCAATTCCCTTGGAGAATCGAAACCGAGCTTTGCTTCTACCGAGCTTAAGACCAAGACCAAGCAACAACGAATTTCGATTTCCAATATTCCGCTCGGCCCAAGCGGCACACAATCCAGGAAGCTCTACCGCACGGAAGTGGATGGGAAAGTTTACAAGTATTTAGCTACAATCGGAGACAATACCACTACCACTTATTCAGATCAAACAGCAGACTCCACACTTGGTGGAAACCTGTCTGACCCTATTCCTGGTGAGAATCGGGCAATAGAAGTTAGACATGGACTAGGCGCAAACATTATCATTTCCTACAGGAAAAACGAATATTTACGTACCTGGCAGTTAAGCAGCAAGATATTTGTCTCCGCTTGGATAAAGGATTTGGAAGGTGCTGGGCTCTATCTTTGCATCCAAGGAGGAGGAGCGGACAGCCCTCTTCCAGGATACCCGTCTTACTACATTATTCGAGAAGCCTCTGATTGGAAGCTCAAGAAGGGAAACTTTCCAGCTTACACTCCAGCAGCGACAACACTTCTTAGCTTGGTACCTTCTTTATCTCTAACAGATGGCTATTACAATTTTGGGCTGGCAGTTGAGACAAGAAATTCCACGGTATTTCTAGCTCTCTACGAAACGAAGATTCTAACACCAGAGTCTTTCTATGACTACAAGGAGATGCCAGATATGCGCTATGAGGATGCAAGTTCCCCTTACCTTTCTTCCGTAGGAGCAGGAATTGTGTCTTACAGCGCATCGGGAAACGTCAGTCACATATTCGACCACATTCTCCACACGGAGAATTTTGAGATAAGGTAATTAAATGGCTCTCGTTGATCTTATAGAACTTTCCTCTGGTTCAACTCGGGCAATCGAGGCAGGAGTTGGCCCAGGAGGTATCGATGTAATCAAATGGACTCATGAGCCAACGAGCCCTGAAGGAGGAGGCAGAGCCCTTGTGGTTCGAAAATCGACTTCTCTTGTTTCCTGGGAAAATATGACAAGTGGCCTTATTGGGTCCTGGATTCAAGACACAAATGGAGGAGGACTTATAGGGAGACTCCTCCCAGTTTCCATCTCCGCTCAGGGCTACTACCTCCTTCGCTCAGATGATCTCGCAATCAAGGGGGACAAATCTTACAGGTGGGGTTTGGTTCGAGGTTACCCAAAGCGAGACGTCTCTTCAGAGAAAGTTCTAGCGGTCTTTGATACAATTCCTACTTTGGCAGTAGAAGGCTATGTAAACTTAGGGCTAGAAATCTGGAATGATACTTATCTGAGAGTAAATATCACCGTCAAGCAAACGAACGTAACTAACCCCATATATAGTGACTATAGGAACGTGATCTGTGAGTTCCAGGATATAGAAGGGGTTAGGCTTACCCGAGGGGGAGTCTGGGGAATCTTGGGAGTATCTTCCTCCACCTCTGCTCAAACTACAACAAGACATGGAAACACCGTTTGGTTTCTGTCAAGCTGAGAGTCCACCATGCAAAGACAAAAATACTACCACGATCTCGAAGTCGATGAATTTATCTTAAACGAGTTTCAGGACAACATCGAGAAAACCACCCACGATAGGACCAAGTATTTAACGGGCTTTGGTCTTGTAGTAAAGAGCGCCACTTCTGAAGTTCTTCCTTATGCGGATACCCCTCCTGATTTCGGGGTGAAAATTCCCGCTCTTCAGGGATGCGACATCTTAGGTAGACTCACCCAGCTTGGTGCTATCTCCGATCTTTCTCTCGCTAAAGTAGGCTTTACTGAAATTGGAGCCTTCGTGGGAATCGGAACAGGGACTACTGTTACCTTCCCGGAGACCGGAAAAACCAAGTGGCTAACTATTCTCATTCACTACACTACAAAAGAATCTGACAAGAAGTATGATGGATTTGGTCAACCAGTCTACTTCAAGCAAGAAGAGTCTTTTCGTTTCGAGATTCGAGAAGGTGCCAGCGCTGCAAATGATGTAAACGGAGCATCCCAAGCCGTAAGACCCACTCTAAATACTTCTACGGAAACTGGACTTTTCTTGGCAGATGTTCTCATGGTTCCTGGAGAATCGACGATCACGAATACCAGAATTGACGTAACAAGGCAGAGCTACCTATATCGTCAAAGTGCCCTTTCGCTTGAGCATAGCCCAACTGGAATCCATGACGATGCGAAGCTCGGGCAGAGATTCTTGAGGCTCGCAGGGACACTCACTGGTTACCCTGTGACTGGAAACGTCGAGATCTCTTCCGGTATTACATTCGACGGCTACGACATTTCGAATTTGACCAAGGAGCATAATGCAGACGGCACGCACAAAGGTAGCATCACCTTTGCTAAGAACACTCATGATGGAATCGATGGAGGACCTAAACTTCTTCAGGCCAACACGCACGAAGATCCAGACACAAATACCACAGGAGCTATCCATCATACAATTGGGCCACTCTCTTCTCAGGTCTGCTCCGGAGATGGCACCTACAACAACGTTTTCAAGCTCGATCGAGATGGCTCTAGCGCAACTGCTCCTGATCAATACGTAGAATTTCGCTCCGGGGGCCAAACATGGGGCCACCATCTGTGGTATCGAAGCGCATCCGGTGTGCTCTACGTCAAGGATAGGGATAGTGGGAACGAGCCCTGGAGACTTGGAAGGTGGAGAGAAGGGGAGCGGCTCTATATTGTTCCTCTTACTTCTGTAATCAAGAACGTAAATTCCACAGCGGATTTTACTTACATTGAGGGAGGGGGAATAGGTGCAACAGGCTCCGGAACTGGATTTGCTAATCCACAAGGAGGAATTGGACCATTTTTCTTCCCAGATGGCTTTAAGCTTGTTTCTGTTTCCATCCAAACCAGAATTGTAGAAGATGGTGCAGGTGGCCCTGGAACTCCAACAGCTAGATTTATCATGCAAAGGCATACCAAGACAAATGATGTTACCACATGGGGAGTGACAACCATCTTGGATGTTTCTCATACCATCACTCAAAATACGAGCGGAGCGGTAAGATATTCCCTCTTGACTGGAGAAGAGTTAGTAGATAATTTCAACAAGCAATATTCCATGAAAATTGAAATATCAGGACTTAGTATAGTTAGTAGTGACTTAGTTCAGATCATGATCATTGCACTTGGTGTCATTCCCAATTCCTCTTCCACCGTTTAAGGATTAAGCCATGAATAGGCAACAATATTATCTTGACAGGAAACCCTCCCCTGAAGATCTCAAGGAACTTCAGACTTATACTGAAAATGCTATGAACCAGCGTGCGGCTGACATCTCAGGCTACGGTCTCAGGGTAAAGAGCGTTGTCTCAGAAGTTGCACCGGAGGGCAACCCAGATACAACTATGAGCATAAAGTTCGCCACCCAAGGCGAAGTAGTTGCTCTTGATTATCAGGGAAGACGGATCACCATCCCAGCTCTTGCCACAATCTCCATCGCCAAGCCAGGTAGTACTCCTACTGGACAGCTCAATGCCTCCGTCACCACAGCCGGGGTTGGAGACATCACAATTCCTCTTACTGGCCTCTACAAGTATATTACGGTTCTTATGCACTATGATACTTTGGGGACCGGGACGAAGAAGGATAAAGACGGAGTGGATGTGAACTTCAATTTGCTGGAGTCCTTCTACTTCGAGATCAGAGAAGGTGCAGAGGGAGCTTCGCCCAGCCCAGTTATCTATGATCCTAAGGTGGATGGCATTCTTCTTGGAGATGTTCTCATTGGAAACAGTACTCTAGGATCTCCTCAGCAAATCACAACTTCTATGATCTCAACCTCCAGGCAAAAGCACATCTACCCTGCCAACACTTATCCTATAGGCCACAATCCAGATGGCTCACACAAGGACCCCTTCAACATTTCTTATTCCACGAATACACATAAAGGAGGAATAACAGGTCCCATACTTGATCAAGTCGATACTCATCAGAATGCAGATACCAACACAAGCGCGTCTTCCATTCATCACACTATTGGGCCTTCTTCCACCCAAGCATGCTCTGGAGCCGGTACACACGCCCAAACATTCAGCACGGACCTTATTGGTACATCAGAGCCAGGTCCAGATCAGTTTCTTCGAGCAAGAAAGGGCTACAACAGCCTAACAGAGATTCCAACGTGGTCCTATATTCAGTTTGAAGGGACTACCGGTTACTGGAAGGTTCTGGAAAATTCTCTATCGTGGAGACTGGGAAAATGGAAAGATGGAGTGAGGAGCTATACGGTCCCTCTTGTTTCAGGAAAAACTAGACTAGCACCAGGTAGTCCTATCTTTATCTCAGCAGCGGGAGGAAGGCTCCAAGCCCAATCAAGCTTTGGGGCATCTCCTTATGATCCTCAAGAGATCATAGGGCCCCTATTCTTTCCAGATGGATTCAAGCTTGCGACCTTGGATATGAATGTGACGATTGTTGGGTCTGGAACGGCAACAGCGAAGCTCATGAGGACGGCTAAATCTGATTTTACTTCCACTCAGATTGGAATCTGTACGGCCAGTGCTTCAGGAAATGCAGCTCAGGACGATTTTGCGGACCACACGGTTGATAACGTAACTTACCTCTATTCTATCGATGTGCTTACCACTAATAATAACGGTACGATCACTTTCAACTGGGTTTCTATCGGAATTGAAGCCAACTCGAGCAGCACGATCTGATCATTTCTCAATCCAATGGCATGTCTTGTAAATGCTTCTTCTTAGTTTTCCATCCTTATCGATCTTTCTTACCACCACAAAAGGAACCCCTCGTTCGAAGAAATGCTGTGCCCAGTTTCGGATGATCCATTCTTCGTTGGCATCGCAATCCTGAATGAGTCGATTCTGATCCCACATTCTCACTTCGTTTATTGTATTATGGCAATTGATGTCCTTCGCATCGATTTCTTCATACATGGTGGAACAACCTCCATTCTTGCACAGCCGAAAGCATTTCTCTCACGGACTTGATTCCCACTCCTTTTACTTTTAGAAGCTCATCTCGAGAGAATTTGCTTAACTCTTCCCAGGATTTGATTTTAGCATTCTGAAGAAAAGCACAAGTTCGTGTGCTCCAATAACTCCAGTTTGCTACATCAGGTTTAGCATTCTCTTTGAGCGATTTCAAGGCAACGTCTTTGAATTTCGTATGATGTCCCCAATCATCCTTACGAGAAATTTTCTCTTCAATTATAGAAAGAATCTTGCCAAGATCAGACTCCTCATTCCAATCTACCTTCACGAGCTCCGTGACTGAGCCCATATAGCTTACGTAGCCTTGATAGGCATCTTCCAATCCCTGAAGGTAATCCAGAGTCAATCCAGCTTCCATGCTCCGCCCTCGCTTTCTGGCCCTGGCCAGAGCAACTTCTGGCCTCACATCCAGATAGATGACAAGATCAGGAAGTGCGACCTTATCTCGAAGCAAAGTCAGAACCTGCTGATAGATTTCCATGTCGGAATCAGAGATATGCCCATCCCTCGCAAGGAGGAGCGAGAAACAGAAGTCTTCACAAGGGGTTCTATCCACAATAATTCCTGGATGGTAGAGCTTCATGGTTCGAGCAATGTTGCTTAGCTCAAATCTGGCAGCTAGAAAAGCCATCTGAAGAATGAAGGCGCTTCTGGTCTTGGTGCAGGTTCCAGCTTGGAGATCCTGGTAAAATTCCTCCAGGTGTGGCCGAAGCGCATCTACCGGCTCAGGAAGCATAGGCCAGCCAAGGTGCCTTTGAAGCTCCTCACAGAGGCTCGATTTTCCCGAACCCAAAAGGCCAGCAATTCCGACATAGAGCCCTTCAGACATATCTATTTCCCCCTCAATAAATCAGAATGCAATAATAGTTTCAGAGGCAACCAGAAACTGAAACAACCTCGCCATACCAAGCCCAGCTCCGGATCTTGGATAATATCCCTGCTCAAAAAGCTCGAGATAGGGCTCAAAGTAACAAAGCACACGATCAGGATTAAAGCCCTTCTCTGATGCCAAATCTTTTAAGTGCAAGAGCATTGGAGAATCAAGAAGCTTCTCTCTCAAGATCCTTGAATCTGGTTCTCGCTCCGACCCACCAATTGTCTCTCCAGGTCCAACCTTATCTGTTTCTGCTTCTCCAGGGAGGAGCAGATCGACGCAATCCACTTCACCTTTGTGCTCAAGAGATCTAGAACGCCTCATATTCCAGAACTTGATGCTTTCCGGGTAATGTGTGACCTGAACGATGCCATAAGTCTGAGTAAGAATGTTTTCCGCTTTGGCGTCGAGATCATCTCCATATTCAAGTTCAAAGCACTTGTCTTTCAGAGTTTGGATCGCCTCCTTGTAAGTGATTCTGGAAAATCCTCTTCTCCAGTGAGTATAGAGGGACCAATGCTGCCTTCTATTCAGAAGCTTGGATCTTAGCACTCCTTGAATCACATAAGCAAGAAGATCTTCGTTGTAGTTCAGAAGATGTTCCAGATTTCCATCCAGGAATTCATACTCAATGAGTTCAAACTCCGTTTTATGGCGCCCGTCATCCCATTTACGCTCCTTCCTGAAGGATCTCCCTATGATATAGGCTCTGGATAAGCCACTACTCACCAGAAAATGTTCCATATCGAGCTGGCCAGTCTGACGTAGAATAGAAAATTCAGAACCACTCTCCACATAGAACAAATTAGCTACTACCTCGCACCCTCCAGAGATATTGACAATCTCGTTCAGGAATAGCTTCAGAAAGCCCTTGGAGTCCATCCACTCCTCAACCAGCTTCATGACATAGGCTTTAAGCTTTAGCTCATCCATAAGCGTCAAACCAGAAAGCCCTACATTCATATTATTCTCCTTCCTCCTTGCAACGTTCCAACCAAATATAGCCACATCCTCCACATTTCCGGTGGAGATGCTCCCCCTTTACTCCAAATTGTAGAGCACAAAGAGAACTTTCATCTACTCCCGCACAGTAAACCGAGGTCTTGATTCCGTCCCACCCACATTTTCCGCATGGAGTCCAATTCGATAAAGGGGGGAGATCAAGATTGTTGAGAAATACCATTCTCCAAGATAAAAGCCTTCGCCTCTTCTCCTCGTAGGAATGCCCATCCCATTTATCTGGATAATTGGGAAGAAACTCAAAGAGATCCATATTACTCTCTTCGATTAACCAGCTTACTTGCCCATTAGGAAGTTTCATGTAAAGGCTAGAATACAAACCAGAGTTGGAAAGTTGACTGGGTAGGATATAAGTCCCATCGGTATTAGCTGCTTCCAAGATAGCTTCCTTGTATGTCTGGTAAGCCGTATAAGCATCCTCTTCTTTCTCGAAAGTGCCAATTATTTTCTTCTTCCCGCCAATACTGGCATAAGCTCGGTATCTGCTCCCGTGCAACTCATAACCTTTCCCTTCAAAGGCTCGGTTTAGCATCTGCCCACGCTTCGTGGCAAGCCGAAGGTTCTGTCTCGTATTATTTAGCGGATTTCTGTCTATATGATCTACGGTATAACCATCAGGAATGCCTCCAAACATTCGTTTGGCAATCTGCACATGAAGATACTCGTCTGTAGTATGGTTTCGCACATAGCCTTTGTGAATGACAAGAGGGGAGCAGATTCCTACATCACAAAGCGATACTTCAATCGAAACCTCTTCCTTTCCATCTGGGCTAACTACTCTAAGGGAGGTCGGAGTCCAATCTACCCCGCCTTCCTTTGTTCTTCTAGCTACTCCAGTCTCCCAGCCTAAAGATAAAACCAATCGGGACAAGAATGCCAGAATCGTATCTCGATCCCAGCTTAGCTCACCTCGCAATGCCTGAAAACTTACAGCTTCCTCTTTTTCTTCAGGCTTGACTTCCAAGAAAATCTCCTTGGGATGTGTGACTTGGCACATCACACAAAGTCCATCTTCTACAGCTTGAGCCCCATGACACATCTTACAAATGTCCATGAATTTCCCAGATGTCCGAAGCTTTACTTTAAATTTACATTCAGCTCGTATAGTCTGCCAGATTCAATAGTAAGAGAATTCTCGTATTTAGAATATCCAGATACCTCTACTACGAGAATGTAAGATCCAGGATCAACAGGAAATGAGTATTTAGACCCAAGTATTCGAGACTGGCCTCTCGGAACCCTGGTTATAGGGTCCAATAAGCTAATAAGAGCATCTTTTACCAACCTACCATCAGATGTAGTAATAGCAAGTTTTACAGTTGCTCTATCGCCGGCATACGCAGAATTTACTAAACCAAAATCAAGTAAGCTTCTGTTTTCAACAGGATTCAGCATCTCGGACCCTAAAGAAGGTGTGGGTGTATAAGGCGTGCCAGCCATGAGTACACCCAATATTCCCATTCCCCTCATAAAGGATTGTTGTTGAGAAGATGGGATAAATACCAAAGCACTAATAGCGGTTATCAAGATGATCAAGAATATAGAATAAACCGGAGGAAAGTATATTTGGAGGTTCTCAGACACCTTCTGGGAAATTTGTACTATTGAACTGGCAGGGCCCTTTTGAATTAGATCTATTATTGACATGACAAAAGCTCCACTACAAGCGCTGAGTAGTAACCACAGAGTTTTCACTTCATTTCCCATTTCGGCACAAGTTTTGGTTCAACAAGAGTAAAATCTTCGAAGCGGGTTACCTGGCTACAATCTGAGCAGGCTCCTTGGAGTAGCGACCCTTCCCCATTTCGAAGCCTAGTCAGCTTATCCCCGATATAGCCACCACAAACCGTGCAGCAGTAATAGTGAATCAACTCGGCTGACAGTTCAAAAGCTTCTTCCTGAAATTTAGGAGGAAGGATTGCTTCCTTTTCCTCAAGCTCTTCTTCCTTCTCTTTGGGAGCGAGAAGCCCCTCAGCCATGCTCCGCGAGACTTGAACTTCAAATCCTGGAGAAATACTAGAGGAAGTTGGAGTTACAGTAGTTCCAGAGATCTCGAGTAAAGTAGGAAGCACAGCTTGCTCGGAAGATATTGATTCAAGTTCTACCTCGGTTTTATTTTCCTCAGAAAGAAGAGTAGGTTCAGACGAGGCGTGGGGGGAAGCAAATGTCACTTCCTCTTTGGGATCTCCCTGTTCTAGCCCTATCTGATTAGCCAAGGCATCTTCCACTTCCTTGGCACAAACATTCCAGATTTCTTGAGTAAGCCCCACCTTGGTAAAGAGGAAATGGGTAAGAACTCTCACCTGCCCATCCAAGGCAATATAGGCTCTGGCTAGTTCCTGGATGACCTCTTTTCGATTTGGCAGTTCTTTCCTCTTATTCAACGGTTTATTTCGATTTGCCATAGTGCTTCTCCTTCAGACAACTCTTGTGTACCCCCATCTATTCCCATTTCTTGAACAAGATTTACAGGATTTGGGTTTCGTGTTTTCATAGGCCCACTTATCGATTGATCTCTCTCGCCCACACGCACAACGAATTACATATTGCTTCTTACCTTTTGGACTGAGTTTTGCCTCTACAACCTCATAGAGACCAGATTTCGACCCAACTACTTCTTCCATAGGACAGCTCCTCTAGAAATTACAGGATAGGTTTTTCATACTTACAAATATGATGCCCCTGTCCACAAAGATAAGAGATTCTGAATTGAAAGTTATCTATCCCAGACATCTTCTCTATCTCATAATTCATAACGCGAAGTCTGGAGGTTAAGCCTCTTTCCAAGCAAAGAGGACATTCTTTCTTGTGTTTGCAGCATGAGCCACAAATCGTAGCTCCATTTCCACAAATATCACAATCTATTCTCCAAGAATTTGGTTCCTCAAGAATACTACCGCACAGCCTACAAGAAGCTTTAGTAGAATTTTCAAACTCAATAAAATCTATCTGGGACATTGTTATCTCTAGGCATTTGGGATCATTGTCATATCTATTGAAGCTCGATTGGTTTGAGCTTCCTGAATCCAGGCCATCGTATAGGTGGCTAAAAGGGAGTCTCCTTCAAAGATTCCTCCTGTAGCCATATGGAATTCGTCTTGACTCTTCCGAAACTCCTGAATAACAAGCTCAAGTCTAAGAATATCCAGAGATCTCAAGATGTCTTCTAGGGAGATAAGAATAGAATGAATTCCTACTCGAGTAGAAGTCCAAGCTAAATAAGTTACTCCAAGTTGCATGTAGGTTTCATCAGGGGAAGCAGGATTGGTAAAAGTCAAAACTCTTCTTACATCCGGAGAATAATTTCTACCATTTAGTTCATTTGGTTTGGACTTAAAAAGCCACTCTGAGAACTCCTGAATCCAAGCTATCTTGGATATCGACACGTTGTAAGTTGAGGCAGCATAGAGATCAGAGTGAACATCACCATTCCAGATCTCAGGAGTCGGGGAAAATAGTTTTATGATGTCTACAATTTGTACAAAGTCTAAAAGAGGACCTTTGTTCTCCATTGCTTCTTTCGCCAGGCTTTTCATAAGTTCTACCATTTCTTGAACATAGTTTTTCAAGAACCCTCCTCAAGTGGTGTTATTTTATATTTCAACAAGAAATGTGTATCATGTTTATCGAGCTCGACAAGAAGATTTTGGATCTCGACTCCATCTCGTGGGGCCCAAGCGAGCCTAAGAGGGCTCTTATCTATCGTAACTGGAAATTCAAATGTAATCTCTACAGAGCCTTCTGCATAGGTAAGCCTCACCTTTGAAACACCTCGATTGATATTAGAAATTTCGGGGTCTTCCTTCCCATCTACAAAGACAATATGAAGTTCATCCTGAACGGAAAGAAGTGGGATACACTCATAGACTACTTCTGGAATAATAGGCCCAGAAGGAGGCCTATCTAACCAAATTTCAACAGCAATGGACTCGTCTTGACTAAGATCATAGACCCTTCTTTCTCTTGGCTTCTTATCCAAATTCAGTCCCGTGATACGATCCTGGTCGTTCCAAAAGGTAAGTGGACAGCTTAAAGACAAGAAGATCTTTGATTCTAGGTTAAACGAGACATCCCTCAATTCTGAGAAGGCTGAAGTTACAATCTCACCTTTATCCGTTCGTCCTACTAGATGGTTATTTGGAATTTCCTTCCAACCGGGAAGCGTGCAAACTCCGTCTGCTCCTTTTTGGATGGTTGGATTCTTGGAACGATGAGTGTTGTTAATAAAGCGGGAAATGATAGAGGCATACCATACTCCACGCTTCACCTGGAGAGATAAGGAAGTAAGGCCTGCTCCTCGGTAACCTCTATAGATCGAATTCGTAGGGTTGGTGAATGTGCAAAAGACCGCAGAATACTTAGGTCTGTGAAAGACAAAGAAATCTTCTTCCCCTGGGTCACCAAAAACATGTTCGGATCGAAGCCCTAATGTTGCAGGAGGTTCCCATTCCTCCGAATTTGGATTTAGTTCCTCACTCTTCTGAATCAGAGTTTCCAGATGGTCATTGTAATGAAGAAATACTGAGAGTGGATTGAAGTGTATCCATTTGTGCCACTGATTTCCTTCAGATCTCTTTTGACCTATCTCTCCCTTGGAGATAAACATATAGCCTGGACTAGCCAAGGTGCCTTCTATAGCTCGGGTAAGCCTTGATTTGAACTTCTCATAATCAGGATAGAGTTGTTCGAATCTTCTCTTAAGAAATGGCCAGGAATTTAGCTCAAATTCTGGAACGGAAAGATAGGGCACCGCAGCGGTTGAGCCATGCTCCTGCCAATAGGTGAAGCTATGAAGTGTGTTGGTCCGGTTGTCATAGCTATTTCCTGCAACATAGTTATTTCTCTGAAATCGCTTACTCCAATGTAAACCTTGAACTTGAGCTCGAAGGGAAGCAAGTTTCTGGATAGTTGCCCCAACTCTCTTTTGATAGACGGGATCTTCAATTTCTTCAGCAAGATTGAAAAGTTCAACTAGGTGGTCCATCATGAGCCCCATATAGGAACTATTAATCGTACCATCCATGAGCCCAACACCTGAAGAAGCAAATCCCTTAGTTCCTCCCGCAACACCAAAATTGGCTCTAGACTTTAGATCAACCAGAAGCTTCGTCCATTTTTCTCGAATATTTACTACTTGCTGTATGTCCCTAACGCCAAATTTATTGAGGAGCCCAAGAAGGCGGGTAACAAAGCAAACGGCAGCCAGATCCATATCTGTTTCCATGTCCCCAATCGAGAGATAATTCGTCTCGCTTGACGGGGCATGAAGAACATAGCCCATCTTTTCCAGTGTTCGGAGCCAGGCCATCTTCACTGGATCTGGAAGCGAAGAGTTACACATCCTCGTGAGAACAAAAGCGGAATAATTTAGATTGAAGCCAAGCGTCTTGAAAAGATAGAAACTCGATAGAGAAACGGAGTTCGAGATAAAGAGAAGATCTAAAAGGGACACAACAAGAACTCGGTTCAGAAGCTCATCTTGATAAGAGATAACTGGATTTGCTTTATCCTGCCAGGTACCAAAGTATGCTCCAATGGTTACAATATCTGGACGCACAGGAAGATGAATCGAACCTTCTTTGAAGACGCTCTCCCAAGTAAAAAGCTCAGGAGGAAGGAGCATGAAGTCTTTCAGGATTCCAAGGAGATTAGAGCCACCGTGAAGAGATCCTAGCATGTAAGCTGTCTTCCAGAGCCCAAATTGCTTATACCAGATTTCTCGCTTTTCTAAAGAGAAATCAAGTGCATCCTCTAAAATCTCAAAATTCGCTTTGTCTGAGGTGAGTTTCTTGAGATAAGCAAACAAAATTTCCTCATTCTCATCTTTCGGATAGAAATCTTTTGTATCTGGATCATACCGAAAGTAAACTTGATTTCCAAGAGTCTGAGTAACAGAGGAATTCTGAATATTAGGTTTGAAAGCATATCCTCCTACCACATCCTGAAGATAATTTTCCTTCTTGAGATCATAAAGATCCCCCCCTTTCTGATCAAAAGTCCATTGTGCTCGAAGCCCGACTCGAAGTGAATTTGCTTGAGCTAAAGATGGTACCCTCCGAGAATCAACATTTCTATCTTCTCCACTATAGAGCCTAGCAAATTCTTGCCCAGAAAGAGAACGCTCATAGATCCGCAGATCATCCATCCAGAATCCCACGGAACCATATTGGGTTTTGTTTGACCCACCACAACCAAGCATAATTGGAGTTGTAGGCTGGATAGTAGATGGAAAACTACTATTAGCTAGAGTTAAGATCAGATTTGATTTTCTACCATCTACGAAGAAGGCTAAGGAATCTTCCTCCCGATTGAGAGAAATAGCTAAATGGTACCAAACATTAGGCAAAAGCATTATAGACCCGAAAGTTGAGTAAAATGGATCGGCCCAAAGATCAGGAGTAATTCCACGATTTGCATCCGGGGCACGAAATCCCACCACAAAAGCTCCAAAACCGAGGGAGAAGATCTTACCAACCTCAGAACCTATTTTCTTGATTGGGATGCACTTTCCTGTATAAGAAAGCCAGAAGGCTACGGAAAAGCTTCCCTGGTTAGGGGAGAGTCCTCCTTCTTGAAAGGAAGCTAAGGCTTCCTTGGGGAGGAGAAGGTAATCTTCAACGATTCTGGTCTTAGGAAGGTGGACAGCGTAATTTCTCTCCAGAAGATTATCCACAGGTAACTTTCTAACCAAATTTCCCCCGATCAGGCTTTCATCCCGACTACCCGGCAAATTCCCTTCCAGTCCTTAAGTCTAGCAATCTTGATTGCCTCTTTCCGGGCATCACAGATAGTACCTGAAACCTCAACCCGTTCTTTGCCAATTTCAAATACCCACACCCGGTGGGGACCAATATAGGCAAAGCCTCAAGGAGATTTACGAGGTTTCGATGATATCAATTGATCATTTCCCATTATCTTTATCTAGACGCTAACTTTTTCTATTTGGGCCAAATGGCTTTTCGTAGTAGAGTGCACAGACACACTGGGGAAAACAACGTAGCGATAAGGAACCGGGCACAGTTCCTAGAGAATATGAATTATAGGGAGAATTTCTTTCCATTCTAAGACAATCAGGACAATAGAATTCAGCTTCCTCTCTTACCCAATGAAATCTTACTTCGCCGCCAAGCGCGTTGGTAATGGAAATTACCCTGAAGACAAGTGCGATTCCCTTGAAAGCCGACAAATAGAGATCTAGATCTGGGGAAGCTCTGCTCCCTAAAATCCGAGTAATTTCCTTGGACAATTTTGGAAGGGTAAGTTGAAGCTCCTCTTGAAATCTAGGATGTCTTACTAGGGAAGAAGAAGGCCTCTCCCCAAAGAGGGGAGGGATTGGGAAAAGGGGTTTGTCCTTGTCTACAAAGAGAGCCAAGGCCAAAAACACCCGGTTCAAGATTTTGAAGACATCCGAGCCTAGATTCGAGCGGCTTCCTATTATAGGATCTGATCCATAGACTTTCTCCTCCGCATCCACATTTACAAAAAGGAGATCTTGACTTGGAGAGAGATTCCTTTCTTTATCTTCTAAGGGAATCCTGGAAGGACTGACTCCGAGAAACTTCACGCGAAGTTGAAGAAGAGAGGAAGCTACCCTCTTCAACTCTAAATCCAAATTAGGAGGAACTAAGATTTTCTTCTTATCCAAGAAGGAGGAGTTTTTCTTTGCTTTCGTCTGCATTCTCAAATTTCCTCCCTGGTATTCTACATTGGCAGGAATATCGAACAACTTCCACAGGATCTACTTGCCCTTTGAAATTACGTGGCATATATACAGGTCCCCCGCAGTAAGGGCAGCTTGAAACTTGCTTTAACTCTTCATTCTTCATTGTCTTTTTCCTCTTTCTTTTTCTCACACCTAATTTTTGGCCCCTCCTTCCAACCATAAACCAATCTTCCCTCTCGAACAAGTCGAGTTAGCTTTCGTCCCGGAATTATCTGAACTTTAACTCTCTCCCCAAGGTGGATGATTCCATTTGGGGTTGATTTGGTAATAGGCTTAGCAACAATCGGTCGAAACAAAAAGTCTCCACGTAGGAAAACGTAGTTACCTTGAGCCAGGGTTTCCATAATGACTTCCAGAGTCTTGTTGAGAACAGTCAAGACTTCTTCAAAGGGAATTGTGGTTTCCTTGGAAACTTGTTTGGCTAACTCACGTCTACGCATGAAGATCCGCCTTTTCGGGATCAAAGGAGTTAACGGAGCCTGGAGCAGGTAAAATATCCCGCCTCACATATTTTCCGCCACTGATCCTTCCCCTACAAGCTGCATCTAACTCTGTCAGATCTTTAAGGTGTCCAAGCCTTTGCACAAAATCTGGATCTTCATCCAAAACATCCGCCACGATTTGGTTGGCCTTTTGCAGGTCCTCCATTGGCATATTCTTAGCAATATTGGAAGGGGCTCCAAGAACTGCCTTCGGGTCTGGAAATACTCTTTTTATCATCTCGTCTTCCATTCCCAGAATATTGGAGAGAATATAGAGCGTCCAAGTTGCAGGATTTAACATAAGTTGTGTGCCAACATTGAAGAGACGTTCCGCCACTCCTACTTTGATCTGTAGAGTTTCTAGTCTCTGCGTCTCAGCGAGCTGGGAGACAACCGTCATCATGAGCTGATAGATCAAGTGCTTTGGAATAAACCCTCGTGCAGCCATGTGAACGTCAATTGTTCTTCGAAGCCCGATTATGACTGCCTTTTGCACTTTGAGAATCGTTCTGGCATAGCGAATATCCTGCTGGGCTAAGCTTAGCCTAGTTACAAATGCTGCTGGAAGATCTGATTCCTGAGAAAGATAAACACGAGGAACCTTGAGTCCAGCATACATACGAGACTTGAAGTAATCGATTCCTCCAAGATCCCTTCCTCCGACTGTTCCGGGAAGCTTGACTACATCCGAAGTTGAGCCTGACATAACTGGCCACCAGATATCGTCATCATAAATGGAGGCCAGCCAGTTGCTTTTGAATTCTCCGGTAACCGGATCAATGTAATTTCGTTTCTTGTAAGCCGAACGCCATCTCTTAATAATACGCAGACGTTCTTCGGGAGTGGCGTTACCAGTATCGATCTTGTAGAGAAATCTGTCAGGTGCTCGAAGAATCTCGTAGATGAAGACATTATCTTCTAACATCTTGACCCGCTTCCAGTTATCCCGAATTGGAAGAAAAAGAGAATCTCCGTAGATAGAATCTGGAGTTCGGGAGGGAAGGATATAGTGTGTAAACTCCCAGGGGTGAAGCTCCTTGTCAATTTTTGGCATAGGAACGGAAGAAACATCTCCCGAATTTATGATTTTGTAGCCTTTTGTATTTCCCATGAAATCAACATTTTTCATTACATCTCTCGCTGGAAAATACTTAGCTCCGTAAACACCATCTCTGACAAAGAGCATGTCGAATACGTCCCCAAACTTAGCAAGGGTCCTGCAAAGAGAAGGAAGCCGCGAATCGATATTAAGAGAAGCCAAAACCCTCTCCCCTTCCTTAAGTATTGTCTTCTCTTTGGCATCGATCCAAGCGGAGGATTGGTGTTGTGGGTCAATCTGAATAGCATCTTCCGCTACCAAATCCAAGAAAGCAGAAGTATCAGGATACTGATCCATGGCTTCATAATCCCGATACATCTGCAATCTAGAGAAATCTGGTTGGAACTGAGATTGAAGCCACTCATAGACTCCTCCCTGATAGAGAGCACTTCCATCCATACTGGGAGGAAGATCTGGCTTACGGTAAGCAAATGTCTTGACAAGAGCATTAGACCAAACACTAGGATGACCGGAAACCATTAGTTGTATTCCTTGTAGACCCATGAGTGATCATGAAGATCATTCCAGGTAGAACTAACTGGATGAGACTTGATCTGGGCAAACGTTTGAGGGTCATTCAAAACTGGATGCATGCCTTTGTCTTCCAGGGCATGATAGATTGCCCCCGAGAGTGTATCGGCTGAATCTTTTGACCCCTTTCCTTCGAAGTAGACTTTCTTCTTCTTCTTGTCATGTTTCAGGTGACTTAGTTCTCTAAGAAGAATAGGGTAATCATAGTAGCGAATCATTCCCTCCAAGATAGCTTGTTTGGTATGGACATAGGGAACATCCGTTCTTTCCAAGGAGAGGTGCCCCGCATAAGCCGTGCTGTGTGAAATCTTGTTGGGAAGTTTCTTTTGAAAGAAGGTAAATCCATCTTTAACCAAAGTCTGGACGGCAAATTCAAAATTCCATCTATCAAGCGTCACTACCCGGATTGGCATCCCCATTCCGCGAAGATATAAGATAAAATCCAGGATCTTGGCTAGATCTGTTCTCATTCCTTCAATCGAGGGGATATTCAAAGTAAGATCCATCTCGATTTCCGGGGCCATCACACTGTAGAGTGTACCATCCGGTCTAACTCGTTCTATATTTTTAAGCCTGCAGATATGAAGAACTGTAAATGCTGCTGCACATTCTGTAGAGGCAAGATCAATATGAATTGCTCTTGGAGAACTTGGGCATTTGCAGATAACATAGCCTCCTACTCTTCTTTCAAAGAGTAGGTCGTATTTGAAGGCATCCTTGATGTCATAATCACACCCCACAGGAAGAGGTAAAGTTTCCACGGTAAAAGGATGAACCAAACTAGGATCAATACAAGCTCCAATTGCATTTCGATCAGGAATGAGGAGTCTGTCTGGTAAAGTTGAAATCCCGGCAGAATTCTGGAGAAACTTATCTGGATCAATCAAGGCCTGGTGATAATGCTCAATGGGAGGGGTGATTAGACGATGGAGATTTTCTTCAGTCAGAACCTCCTCGTCAGATAAAATTCGAGTTGACTCAATCCCATCCCCAGCCAACATCCTGAATTTTTCTCCAGAATATGTCCCCTCCTCTTTCATATCCCAGATAGCAAATGCACTCTTGTGCGTAAGATAAGCAAGTTCGGGATGGGATTTTAGCCGATCTAAATGCTCTTCCAGAAAGGAGGTCGTAAGGTCTGCAGAAGAAACAAGACACAAGAGTCCAGGAATTTTCCTACCTCGACGGATGAATCTATTTTCAAGACGGGATTTGAGCTCAACATAGATGTTGTAGGCTACCCCTCGTTCCTCTACTGTCGCCCCATGTTTGTAGGCTGAGACCTCATCGAGTATCCCCCACATTATATTGAGACCCAAAGCGTGAAGCGTTTTGGAACCCTCGATTACACGAATATTGTTGGGAAAGAAGATTCCATCATCTCGAAGAACGGCGGGGAAATTTTCTCTGAAATAAGGAGATTGGTGTGCGATGTTATGAAAGTTTACAAGATCGACAAGTTTAGACTGCTTTAATGTTGCATTGAAAAGGCCTCCCACAATCATGGAACCTGGGGCGAGCCCATAGTATTCCTGTGGGTTTCGAAGACAACTTGCTTCACAGATCTTATAGAGAATCGCCATGAAGGAAATAGTTGATTTTCCAGTAGAGTTACCTCCTGTCAGGATCCACTCTACAATACTACCTGAAACTACTTGCTCAAACTCTGGAATCCAGGCTTTACGAGCAAGATCAAAATATCCTCCCAGATAATACTTATCCAAGAGAAATGTAAGGGGGTTTGGAGGTTTTCTGGTATAGTCTCTTTGCCAGAGTCCCTTTAGAAGATCGGACTCACCCTCCTCAAGCCATTGCCTAAGAATCTTTACTACCACCTCTCTCTCCATATCCGAGAGGCGATTCAGAAGCTCCATGTCCCCACTTTGGAGTTCTTGAGCAAGTTTATCAATCTTCTTTAGATCCATTTTCTTCACTATCCAGAGGAAGATCTTCGTTTCTTTTCTCGATAGAAGCCAAAAGTTCTTTTATGACTTGTCTGGTGTTGTCTCTTTGTTGTGGTTTCAGAAGATCAAGCTGGGGATTATGGAGATGAAGATGAAGCTCATCATGCTGGGCTTTCTCTTTTGTGACATTGTCTGCTGTTAAAATCTTCTGGACAAACTCGAGGCGTATCTTCATGGTGTCACTCATGGCTCTAAATGCCTTCACCTTGTCTTTGTAGTCGGCCCCAGCAATCCCGCTATAGACTTCAGATTCAATGGTATCTAGCTCATCCATCATTCGAAGGATTGAAATCATGGTTCTCTGTGCAGCCCCAACCAAGGAAACAGAAAGCTTGAACTTATGAGCTTCTAGAACTTCCTCGACAGCTTGTCTCGCCATCTGGTCCGTAATTCCACCACGAAGCCATTTACGGATAAGCTCTACTTTCTCATCTAAAATCTTGGGAGAAATTGTTCTCGGATCGTCAGCCATTTTTCGGGTCCTGTAGTTTCATCTTTTGAAGCTTTTTCTTAATCTTCTGATAATGAGAGCCCATCTTTTTTGAATTTATAGAATCTAAGGAATCATAATCTTCCGTGAGAAGGGAACTGGTTTGCTTGGGATGCTCCACAGATAGTCTAGCATGAATATCAGCATCTCGAATGGCCTTGAGGATATCTTCCATATAGGGTATCTTAAGAGTAGTACCTGCGAAGCGCTCCAGAAAATCCAGAAACTTCTCTTTACCTAAGAACTCATAGATCTCAGGGACCAGACTATATTTCGTACAAACAAAAAATATGGCTGTTTGAAGCACATTAAGATTAGATGCTCTTTGTTTATCGATCAGCCGAATGGGCTCCCTATCCTTCTCCAATTGTCTCTCAAAGAATTCAACTCTACTCATCTGCGTTTCCTATCATGTCTATTACACCCTCAAGATCAAAGGGAACCTCGGAAGGATCAACTTCATCCATAGCATCCGAACCAGGGCTAAAGGTCTCATGAATTCTTCTTAGCTTGGTATCCCAGATTTCAAATCCCCAAGCATGCGCTCTAAGATATACCCGGATATGATAAGTAATATAATCCATGAAGAATTTGAGCTGAGTGAAAGTAACATCATACTTTTGTTTCAGAAGCTCTTTGTCAGCCTTTTCTCCGTTTTGAAACAGGCATAGAAGCTCAAGACAAAGAGAACGCTCATGCCCCTCGAATCTCAAATTCTCTGCAATTTCCTGCACCAGATTTTGGTTGACCTGAAAAGCATAGTAAGCATTCTCAAAATCGAGATGCTTTTCGAGTCTCCCGTAAATGGGCGGGTAGTTATTCCAAGCAAAGTCAATGAGATTTAAGAATTCCTTAAGTTCCTTTCGAATCACATCCCGAATGATGAAAGAAATTCGACCCCACATATAATGAGTGATAAGCTTATTCTGAAGAACAGTTGGTTCACAGAATATGAAGTACTTCCAAAGTTCAAGTAATACTCTACTCTCAATTTCTGCCTGAAACTCTGTCTCAAATGCTCGGCATCTCTTCCAAAGCTGCTTTCGAACTAAGGGAAGCCAAGCCAGATATGCTTCCTCAGCGGAAGCTTTTCCTGTGAAATAGGCAATGTAGAGATCAGTCGCCCTTTGTGCATCTTTTATGTCAAAGCGAGCTGCAAGATGCTTGCGAAGTGCAGGCACTTGAGCCTCAAAGTTATATCTTTTCAAATCTGAGCGTGGCATATCTTAAGCATAGCATATTTTCGACTTTAGGTCTATGTCTTCTTTGGATGGGGATGAATTTGGAGAAAATAAGGAAGAAGGGAGAGGAAAGGGATTAGGAAGCCTTAGTTCCACATTCAGGAAACTTAAGCTCAAGCCAAGTCATAATATAGCCAACAAGACTGGTTGCCTTGGGTATATCTGGATTCGAGGTAAACCCATTGGGGCTAAACTCCAATCCCTTCAGCCGACTTGAAATTATCTGAAGAGGAATTCCATATTGGAGAGCAAGGGAGGCAAGAATAGCAAACGTATTCATCATTCCCCACATGGGAGAGCCAATTTTATTCATAAAGATGAAGATTTCCCCCGGCCTTCTATCTTCATAGAGACTAACTGTCAGATATCCTTCATAACCCTCAATAGAGAATTTATGCGTTACAGATTCTCTTTCCATGGGAAGCTCTTCCCGATAAAGAGCATGGCCTTTACCAGAAAAAGCATTCTGATTTTTCACAAGGATCAGTTTTGAAATCATTTTAACCATTCCTTTCGAAGCGAAATTCTTGTTGGAACTTTCTTCATACGTAACCCCTCTTGAAACAATTCTTCTCCTAGATACTTGAGAGATAACGCTCTAGTTTTTTCGTCTTGAGTTACGATCCACCAGGCTGCTTCTCCTTTACGCTCTATTCCAGATCGATATTTCTGAATAACGTTTGCAACATACTTTTCAGAGGCACCAGTCTCCTTAAGCTTTTCCAGAAGCTCTGGATAAGTAATACCTTCCAAAAGAAGCTCATGGATCTTAAAGACCGTTGTCCCTTCTCCAAATGGATTTACTGGAATCTGACTTTGAACTTGAGAAGAACTATCTGGAATCTGATGAATTACTCTTAAAATTGCACGGAGGAGATGTGCTGGAATTACTCCCTCTCTTCCGAGATCCATGCCAAGCGTGAGAGCAGCATGCTTTCCTTTTGGGAGATGGAGATCTCGCAATGCTCGAACAAGAAGATCCGATCTTCCCTTGTAATTAGATTCCAAACGAGAAATGATAGTATCTATTGTCGTTTTCATCTTTTGTTCCAAGGCTTGAATGCTTTGATCCATTCCGTTGTGGGAAACGTTCCTTTAAAACAAAATGCTCTATCATCAATTGTAAGATGTGCTGGGAGCTTCTGAGTTGGAAAATCAAGCTTCTCAACGAGGGCACCATGCTTCTTAAGATAAACAATCATAGCTGGGAGTCCCCTCTTGGAACAAGAACGACTGGAATAGATTGCCACATTAAAATGTTCAACCATCTCGCAGAGCCATTCGATTGTACCTGGAACAGGTAGACCTGGAATAGCAGCATTCCCAAGCCAATCTGGACTATAGTTATGCAAAACCGAATCAAAATCGCACAAAATAGTCTTTCTAAATGACATAATTCATCCTTTCTCTAGAGAAATAAATCTCCCTAACTTGACAATGCATTGTCAAGCTAAGAATTGATATAAATGAAAGTATGGGAAACGAATCATAGAACCCACACTTTTCTTAGCTTGGCTTGATTTATATCAATTCTGGGAGATGGCGACAGCAAGAGGAATCGAACCTCACTCACCTGGTCCCCCAGATGAAGCCACCAGACTAGACAAAATCTTTGGCTCCGGAGCTACTTGATTTTGCCTTGTGCTGCTGCCTTTGTGCAGGCACGCCGACCTGCGTCACCCGTCAATTGAAAACGTAAACATAAGTCAGAACAGGGAAACCTGACTTTATTGTTTGACATTCCTGGATTTGGTAGTCCAGGTAGGCACACCTTGTGCCTAGAGGCAGCCTCCGGAGTCGAACCGACCTTGATTTGTTTAGACACGTTTAATCAAAGGGTAAGCCTGCTTTCTCGCAGCCGAATTCATGTCCGCCTCAGATTCTAAAGTCAGCAGGTATTTGCCCCATGCTCCCAGGCTGCCAAAATCTCTCATGCTTGAGAACCAAAAGTAGCTAGGGGTAAGATATTCTTATGGGTAACATATCTTCTGTAAGCATGAGAGAATTCGTTCAAATCAAATTCCCTTATCATCTGTCGAAGTGAAGGTAAGAGCTTCTAGGTTGTTTTGGGGGACCTTACCTTCCTTACTTCGTCTCAAACCACCATCCGCGAAACTACGACTGATGATAAGGAAATGGTGGGGATGTCAGGATTCGAACCTGATAAGGCCTAGACATGTCTCCCGTTCCAACAGTGTCATCCCCCATATTTACTACCAACAAACCGGACACTTGATACTCATCAAACAACGATCTCTGACGCCCCATTTACCTTTCTGACATGCCAGATAACTGGAATGGAGCTTTTCACAATAGGATTGTGGGAAGTGAGAATCACAGTATCATCAAAGTATCTCAGGATATAAGAGAGAATGCTTTGAATTCCTTCTGGATCAAGCGTATCTAAGACCTCATCTAGAAATAAGAAGGGCAACTCGACTCCCGCTCGGAGTGCAAACTCTCTTAGAGAAAGCTGAACCATGAGATCGACTCTCCGTTCTTCCCCAGAAGAGAGAGATTTATAGAGATTCTCCTCCCCATCTATGAGAATCGAGATCTTTTCCCTCTGGGCACCGCTTTTGAGACTGGTTGTTGATTGAAGCGAGACAAGAAACGTTTGAAGCTCCTGGGAAAGAGTCTTCAGGAATCCATTCAGAAATTCAATCGAGCTATCCAGCATATAGCTTCTAATATTGATAAAGCACTCTTTGACGTAAGACATAAGGTCCACAGACCTACTCAAAGACTCTTTCTCAGATTTCAGAGCTTGAATTACGTTTTCTTTCTCGGTCAACTTAGCTTGAAGCTTCAGTTTAAGTTCTATAAACTCTGTCTTCTTGGAATTGTCTTGAAGAGATTTTTGCTTCAGACTAAGTTCTGTTCTAAGGCTCGTAACCTTAGCCAAAGCTTCTTGATACAATATCTCGTCTTCTCGCATTTTGAAGGTATGCCCATCAATCTTTTGTTCCAAGATTCTCAACTCTTGAAGGAACACGGCACTCTTTTGCAGAAGCATACTTTCCGATCTAATACATGTTTCAAGCTCAAAAGCAAGTTCCGCAACAAGCTTGGTTTGATTCTCCGGAGTAAGGGATGCCCCACAAACCAGGCAAGTTTTGTTTTCCAGGAGTCTAGCTCGCTTCTTCTCTAAGACTTCCACCTTAGATTTTGCCTTTTGTGCATCTTGCAAGGATGTGTTAGACATTCGTTCGGAAAGGCTCTTCTTTCGGAAGAGAATTTCCCACTCCTCCTGAAATGCTTTTCTTTGAGCTGATCTATCTTTCAGAGTTAATTCTGCAAGGTTTAGCTCTGCTTTGAGCTTATCTATTTCTTCAAAGAGCAGTTCCCGTTCAGAAGACATAACACTTCTAAGCTTTGCCTCAAGTTCCTCCAGATGTAACTGTGCTTCTTTGGCCTCTACCTCCAGAAGCTCAAGTTTCCTGAGAACTGAAGACATAAGCTCGGATTTCTCCTCCAACATCTCCTTGGATTTCAGGATAAGTCGATCATAGATGGTGAGGCCCAAGATAAATTCCAAGGTCTCTTTCCTCATTTGGTCGGTGAGACCGGAAAACCTCCAGTTTACCTTGTTCGAGATGAAGGAAAGTTGAAAGAGTAGATCCGGATGCGTCCGAACGAGACGCCGAATGAGATCATTTGTCAGCGTCGCAGTATCCAAGGAGAGATCTTGAGGAGGTTCGCTGCCCACATCAAAGAACGTAACGCCATGCTTGATAAAACCATTGGATGAAGCTTTTCCGCGAAAGCGATTGACCTGGTAACGAGAATTACCCTTCTCAAAGAAAAGAACTACTTCAGAATTAAATTCCCCTCGGTGGAGAATGTCGTTTCCTGAGATGCCCTTGGAAGTAACCCCAAAGAGAGAATAAGGAACAAGATCAAGAAGATTGCTTTTTCCTTCCCCATTCTTTCCAGAAAGCAAGATTACACTCCGAGGGAAATCCAAAGAGATCTCCTTAAAAGACATAAAGTTTGTGGCTGAGACAGATCCTATCCGCAAAACTCAGCCTCCGTGAAGGAAACCACATGACTCATTGCATCAAAGACTTCTTGCCAAGAGAATGGAATATTTTCAAGCTTCTCAAGATAATTCTCACAGTTCTCGATGATTTGATGCCCAGGAGAAACATAGGTTTGTCTTGGAGCCTGAACAATAGGCTTGTCGAACTGAAAGTCGATTCCTCGAAAGGAAGCAAGCTTCTCTCGCACAAGCTGAGACCTGGCTTTCAGCTCTGGGCTGAAAATCAACCTCAGATAGGTCTTTTCAGGTTCAGGATAAGAGAAAGTCAACCTCTCAAGAAAAGCTTCAAGCTCAGATTTCGTCTCTAACTTTACAGCCCGAAACTCTGGTGCTACAGAATTCACTACTCGAAGAATTGCCTTTGTATTCGTGTCATAGAGACAAATTCCTCTTCCCGTGTCTTTGTCCCCAAAGGTCTGATAGAGAGCGGAGCCTACAATCTCAATCGAACCAAGCCTAAGATGCGGGTGGATATGCCCCCCGAACATTTGAGTTCCCTTCCAATCACTTGGATTCAAGCCCAACTTCTGGACGGGCTTGGGTTTGAGGGTGCCTTGAACATCCTGATGAATAAATAGCGTATGGGCTTCCTGGGAGAGGATCTCCTCTATTGCCTTATTCATCTGGAGATCATCCCTAATAAAGGGAACAAACCCACATCCTGATTTGTGAAGAGTAGGTTTGGTCGGAATGAAAGCGAAGCCTGAGAATGGGGAGAGAGAGTTGATTTCTTGGGAGAAAGTATCGTGGTTGCCAGGAAGGACCACATGCTCAGCTTGAACTTCCTGGCAGGCTTGAGAGATACCTTTCATAAAGTCTCCAGCCGCTGAGAGGGAAAGAGCACTGATATAGTGGTCATCATGAAAAACATCCCCACAGCAGACAACGAGACCCGGCTTATGAAAACGAATCATCTCAGAAATCCAAGCTCCGGTCTCTAGAATCTCCAGAATTCGAGTTGGATAGGACTTCGTAGGCTTGGAAAATTCTGGATGCTCTCCGATATGAATGTCACTATAGATAAGGATCTTCATGGCGAGGGAATAGCCTCCAGCACATAGAGCGTTTCTTTATCCAAAGAGCCAGAGGCAGCAAGCCTCACCCCTGGAATATAGACAGGCTCCCCAGTTGACTCAGAGCGAACTGTTGCCACCCCATGCTCAAGCCCGAGGACAAAGCTCACCACTCGTACAATACAGCCTACATTTGGGATCTCGTAAGCGAAAGTCGAAACCACTCTCGCATCTGCATTTTCCTCATCCTCATCTCCTGGAATCTGGTAATCCTTTTCTCCGTAAGAAATTCGCTTCCAGCTATGATTGCCTAAAGTCTGAAGATCAGACTCTGTATATTCTTTCCATTTACTGACAAGTTGTAATACCATTTCTAATCCTTAGTCTGACGGCCATGCCAAGTCCGTCTAGCAAATTCAGCCATAAGAAGAGCATCAGATCTGTTGTGATCATCCTTCTTGATTCTGATTCCTCGTTTGAGATTGGTGGTAGGAAAAAGAGAGTAAGCTCGATTGATTGAAGCGGCCTTCGTATCTTCTCCTGAGACAGCAAGCTCACGTTGCCAAGCAGTTGGGCGAACGACTATGAAGGACCAGTTGAGAGTTGTTAAGATTCCAATAATCAGACCAAAGCCCTCTCCAGTCGAGAAAGCAGATACGGCTCCTTGTTTGGGAAATACCTGTTGTTTCTCCACGACAGTTAAAAGAGGAACAAAGCCCAAAGGAATTTCAGAAACAGGAGAAGCAGGAATAGGAAGAAAAGATAAGAAGAGGTCTCGAAGTGCAGCCGGAACAAAGTTGCTTCCAACAACAGGCATATCCTCAAGGTAAATCACACACTGAGTATCGTCTATAACAGCAACCGCACCGGATTTACCCGGATCAACTCCGATGAAGAACATTATCCCACCTCAATTTTATAGCCAAACTAATAGTCATCCAAAAACCTAGAGGCAACTGCTTCACGGATCTTGAGATGAACCTTGGCAATCGTTTCTTCCCCATCTATTGCCAACCATGTTCTAGGGTGGTCTACCACAAAGTCAATATAGAGGCTTCTCACTTTTCCAAGGAAACCCATATTAGACTCATATTTATCGTTGATCTCACTTTTCCCTTTTCTCTCCATGGAAACAGAAGGGTCGATGTCTAAATAGATTGTGAGATCTGGATTCGGAAGAAAAGCCTCTAGTTGATCAATCCAGGCAGTTGGAACTTCTCCCCTTGCGCTACTATAAGCCACAGCGGATGCCTTGTAGCGATCTACAAGCACAAAATCTGTATATTGAAGCGAGGCACAAAGATCAGGCAAAGCTTCATATTTGTTGGTGGTGTAGAGTGTAGTAGCTGCTTCAATGGGAAGTGAAACGGAGCCTTGGAGATAAGATTTGATAAGTAATCCTGTTTCCGTCTGATAGTTGGGAAACTCAAAGAGACTTACACTTAAATCTAGACTTTCCAGGTAGCTTTGAAGAAGTCCAACCTGGACCATTTTACCTGCCTTATCGATTCCCTCGAATGCAATGAATTGGGCTTTTTTCATTTGGTCTTCTCAAATAGGTCCTGGGGGTCCAGGGGATTCCAATTGCATACTCTACAGTAGAGCCAACCCTTCATTGTGTCAAAGAGCCATGCACAACACCTCTCACAACGCAGATCTTTTTCATCTCCAATTTGTAAATTCTCAAACCAAATCTGACAACTCTTCCTGCATTCTGAGCAAACCATATGATAGAGGTAGCGATCTTCGATTGGATTTTGCTCACACCCAAAGCACCTTATTCCCATCTCCCTTGCAACCTGAAAAACAGTATCATGAAGAAGGGCAGTAGCTCGATCTTGGGGGTCAACTGTTCCAGTTTGATATTGGACAATACTCCCTTCTGTCTTGGTCAACCTCCCAGAGAGGTAATAAGAAACAGCTTTCCTTCCAAGAAGATCCCCCGCTTCCTTCCAGGAAGAGTATATTTTCTCCACAGTAGGAGTCATAGTTTCTCCCCTTCCCATTCATAAATCTGTCGATAGATTCCATCCTCAGAGGCGATAGTTTCCATATAGCGATGTGTGGCTTCATCATGCCCATTTAGCCTTTCGCAACGCATGGAAGGATCTCCTGGGTTCTCATGAAGACAAAGGGGAGACAATTTCTCTCTTAAATTCTCCAGATAATTATTGCTCACGACATACTCCTCAACGTCTCCTCCGAGAAAATAGTCCTCGGTTCTAGTCAGCTCCCAGGCCTCTACGAATTCTCGAAAGATATGACTCTCAAACAGCGGAGTTCCCTTTCCCTGAAGCCAGCTTTGACTTTGGAGGGCTTCTTCGAGAAACCTCTTTTTCTCTTGGAATCTTGGCGATTACAAGAAACATCTTCCCTTCAAGGTTCCGTTCTTCGAGGCATGCCCACTCCATCGTTACAAGTGTCTCAGACATAAATCTTGGCTCGGGAGAGCTATCTTGCGTCTGACTCAAAGAGGGCCCATAGATCATCGTGAGTGTTTTGACCAAGAGGCCACCTCCCTCTATTTCATAAGCATACATCTCTGATGTGGCAAGGGGGGTCTTATCTTCCGGGTCATAGACAGTGCCAGAAGAAATAAGCTTCCAGGCCAGGCCATCTGGCATTGGAGAATATTTAGAAGTGCTTGCATCATTCATCTCTGTAATCTAGCTCCTCTTGTGCGGCATCAACCAACCAATCTTTTCCTTCGACGTTATCTACGACCCATCGCAGATAATCTGAAGGAATCTCTTCCAGTAGTTCCCCTTTGTGTTTACCAAAGGGCATTCGGACTCCCTCGTCAGAGTCATCTTCCAACTTGAGTTCGTATTCGTCCATACATGACCTCTATTCTAAGATAGCACAGGTTATTCAGATTTAGAAGCTTCCTTTACTTTCTTGCCTGCGACCATATCCAAACCTAAGTCACACCTCATCTTCCAATCTTCCTCGACTTTCCTTTTGACGTAGCCAAAGAGGATCGGATCGGAAAACTTCTTTCTAATCTCCTTCTTCTGAATAGGCATTGGTTTTTCTTCGAAACCATGAAGATAGTACCAAGCCCCCTCTCTCGTAACAACCTTCGTGACTGGAGACTCCAACAGATAGTAAAATGCTTCCAGCTTTTGGTCGATTCCTCGGTCAGACATGAGAGGGAATCGGCAAGAACCATAGGGTCTTCCTACTCGACTCTTAGAAACTGTAGCCTGGACAATCCTCCCAGGTACATCTCCAGCTTCCTGGAATGGAGTTTCTGCTCTGAGGGAGATTCTCTGGGAGGAGGCATATTTAGGTCCAAGACCTCCATAGACTACATCGGCCTTAAAGAATGTATTTCCTACATCCTGGTAGACTTGGTTCAGAATTACTAGAGAGGATTTCTTGACTCCCAGAATTCCCGTAACTTGCTTTAGACCTTTCTTGATAATGATGGCATGCCGGCCCATCCCATCCTCAGATGTAACACCAGATGGCACAACAATCACTTCCTCCCCCTCTTCCAATATATTCTCTATCCCCTTCTCAGAAGGCATTCCCTTCTTGGAGACTCTTACTCCAGCTTTCTTCAGAGCAGACTTTTTGGCCTGCTGAAAGAGCTTGACTCCCCCTTCCGGAGTAAAGGCCAAAGAATCGATAACGACCAAACTTGGATCTGTGAGAGAGCCGAGATAAGTCAGGATCACAGAGAAGAGTTCAGCAAACGAGCTCGGATTTGCGACCGCAACGCTTCTCAAATCAACTCCAAAAGCTTCAGCTCGTTTCTTGTCAAAGGTATACTCGGTGTCCGCATAGAAGATCGAGCCCCCAAACTCTTGCATGGACCTCATAAGATGAAGTGCCATCGTGCTTTTTCCGACCCCCTCACGACCATAGATCTCGGTCGTCTTTCCTCCTGCTACTCCTCCCGAAAGGGCAAGATCTAAGAGGAGAGAACCCGTCGAGAGGCGGTAAGGCACATCAGATGGATGATCCGAAGCACCCCGCCTTACGATGGGTTCTTTCATGAGGGTGTTGATTGAATCAACAAGATCCTTCATGTTGTCCTCCTATAATCCCTAAAACGGAATCTCGTCTTCCGGAAACACTGCTGTGAGTTCAACTCCTGCTCCGTGCAGGCAAGGAACCACATGAGGACACGCCTGGCAATTCCTTTCATCTTTCAGTTCAGGAGTAAATTCCTCAAAGCACTCCTTAGGTTTGGCTTTTCCCGTCTTGGACATCTGGACAGAAGGGACCGGATTGGCAGAACGCGATCCAAACGTCTGACTCCCTCCCTCTCCCCTATTTCCAAGTCTTGCCTTGATCTTGCCCGCCGCAGTTCGAAGCGCGCGGATATACTCATCATCCGGGGAGCGATAAAGCTTGTCGAGATTCACGAGCTTAGAGAGAAGCTCCGCTCTAGCCGCCTTGGAATCCGCAATCGGAGTCCGATCTGGCAAAAGGTTAGGATCGTAGCGTGTATCGTGTTGGGTTTTTCCTTTCCTCTCCAGCGAAACATCGAATCCCGTTTCCGGATGGGTGATATTTCCGATCTTGGGCTTCTTAATCTGGGAGATCAGCCACTCGTAAACAGTAGGGGGGAACTCATAGATAACCCAGTGATCTGTATGAGTCTCCCCCGTGGGAGATTCCAGAACGAGAATATTGGTCGTGCCGCGAAACTTGGCTGACATTCGCTTTACCTGCTCTTTGACTTCCTCTGAAGCTTCAGAAGAAACAGAGATCAAGGTATCACAAATTGGACAGACAAACCCAGCCCCTTCAAAAGTCAGCGCAGGACAAGTCAGCTTGTTTCGGAGGGTATTTCGGACAGTTACCTCAGGAATTCCGAAGTGCTTGTAAACCTTCTTCACGAAAATCCCATCTTTGGACCAAGGAGGTCCGAAGCGAATCACAGAATCTCCAGGGGGGGGCGTCCACCAGACAAGAGATTCCCCATCCGGAGCCACCCTGCCCTGCCTGAAGGATTCCCGCTTGGTTTCTCTTTCTTTGATCTCCTTTGCTTCCTTGTCAAGAAACTCGCTGTTCAACTCAAAATAGTCAGACATATTTCACCTCATGTTATGGTTCTTTTGGCTCAAAAATCTACGCCTTCTTTGCGTCTATTGATCGAGCACTGTTCGAGCATGGAACGTTTAAGGTCAATGAGCTTACAAAATCTAGTCATAGCTGCCTCAGCATCCAACAGCTTGGATTCTGCTTCATGAAGAGTCTGAAACTCGGGCTCAAGAATCGTAAGAGAACGAATCATTCCCTCTGTAGCAGATTTGCCATATTTCTCTTTGAGAGCCAGATAAGTCTTGGCTGAGAACCCTTCAATTTCTCCTTGAGCTTTCCGTAGCTCCCCTTCAATTTCAGAAAACTTGCTATAGAGCACAAATCCTATTCGAGGAAGAAGGAGGATCTCTTCATCCAAATCTTCCTCCGCGATATGAAGAATTCGGATAAGCTCTTCCTGAAAGGGTAAAAGTAGCTCAGGAAGCTTAGACTCCTTAAGCAAGTTGTCTACGGCTCGAGAAAGATTCATGATACTTTTTCTCTTGAGTGGAAGTAAGTGTAAGTAATTTGTCGTCCGCTTGAAACATTTGAGTCTTGAGGCAAGCCAGGGCATCAACGGAGGAGACGCACTCGAAAATTCTCCTCAAAACCTCATGCTCTCCAGATAAGGTCGCCTTGTAGCTCGAAAGAGATCCAAGTTCTGAAATAAGCTCCAAACTAGAGACCTCGACATGCTCACCCAAGCTCGTGCCGATCACGGCGTCGCCTTGGATAGGAACCAAAAGCCAAGGATTCTGATCGAAGGTCCAGACCTCCATGAGATACTTGAGCTTATAGAGAACGGGCAAGACCTCTTTAGGAGGACAATCCACAGAGAAGGAATCGTGCACCGTGGCAAAGAGCTTGGATTGAAGACCAAGCTTCTCAACCCATTCCGAGAACTCCTGAAGAATACTTTCCATCAATTTGGCTGCCGCGCCCTGAATAGGAAAGTTTCCCGCTTGATTCTCTCCACTCTTCCTCGCTTTTCTATTGGCGGATTTAATGTCTACCATGATCCGTCTGTGCCCTGTAGGGGCGTAGACCATCCCTGTTTCACACGCCTCATCTACAGCACTTTGCATGTAACTCTTAACACCTGGAAACATCTCAAAGAAAGATGCAATGAGTGCTTCCGATTCTTCAAGAGTAAGCCCAGTTTCAGCGGAAACTCGGATAGGACCAGCGCCATACCCGATGCCAAAATTAAGTGTTTTCCCTACGGATCTTTCCCTTGAAGTAATATCTTGCTCTTCTTTCTTGTAGATACAACTAGCTGTGAAACGATGAAGATCCCTCTTCTGAATGAACGCATCAATCATACCTTGTTCCTTGGAAACAGAAGCCATTACCCGAAGCTCCATCTGAGAAGCGTCAATGGAAGCGATAAGCCAGTTCCGGAAACGGGGCACAAAAACTGTCTTAATAATATCTCCCTTAGGGATTTGTTGTAGGTTAGGATTTGAACAAGAAAATCGCCCCGTTCGGGTAGCGCCAAGATTAAACTTAGCATGAATTAAACCATCTGACTTCACATGAGTAATAAGCTTGGACCCAAATGCGCTATGAAGTTTTGTGGTTTTACTGTAATTATTTATGAGTTCAATGATCTCTTTTACTTCCTTGATATTGTAGCCTAAAGACCCGTCCGCCATCCAGATTGCATCTTCTTTTGTAATTCCAAGATCTGTAGGATTGGCCCCACTACAAAGGGCAATGATCTTATCTCTTGTATCTTCATCAGTAGATGGCTCACAGGTCTTCTCTGACTTTCTGAAAGCAGGAAGCTTAAGCCCATCAAAGAAAAGCATTCTAAGATGTCTCGTAAGATGGGACTCAAAGGATTTACCTAGTCTTCTTTCAACTCGCCTCACAGAATCAAATGTAGAAAGTTGACGTTTGATGTCAATGAGCCTCACCTGATATTCTTCATCTACCAAAGCAAGCTTATCTGGATCAATCTTGACTCCATTTCGCTCCATCCGCACGACAGATTTGATCGAACGATTCGAATACTTGTAGTAGACCCCATAAAGCCCCTCCTCTATCAACTTCTTCTGTAGATAGACAAAGAGGCGATACGTTGCATCAGCATCTTTAGCTGCATAGGGATAGAGAATCTCAAGAGGCACGTTCCCATAATGTCTACTCTCTTTCTTGAGACTCGCTAAGACACTATGCACGGAGGATTTCCAACCCCCCATCCCTAGAATGCTCGCTGCCATATCCTCCAGCCTGTTCGAACGAGAGTTGTCATAGAGCGTATGGTGAGCCAGCATCGTATCGAATAAAACAGAGCGAATTTGGATGCCATAACGCTCAGCCAGAAAAAGCATGTCGAAACCAATATTTGCATTTATGACGGGAACCAAATCTAGAAGCTTAGCCAAGACACTAAGAACCCGCTTCTGAGAGAGGGAATCCGAGATAGGAGAGTCCTTGTGGAAAATAGGAAGAACAACTCCTTCCTTCTCCCTCGTGGAAAATCCGACACAAAGAAGAATACCGTTTGGATCATACGCATCCAGAGTAGTCGTTTCAATGTCAGCGACGATCCCAGGAATCTCACCCGACCGATAACGCTTTACGACCGACCGAGCATACTCCTCGAACTCTGAAGGGGTCTTGAGCATAGAGTAAGACGTACCATCATCTGAAACCTTTCCTCCCACAAACTTCCAGGCATGAGCAAGATCCTCCATAAGGAGTGTATAGGCATTCCCATGACCTTTCCCACCTTGGCGAAGAACAAAGGAAGGATGAAGTGCTGGAATTACCGTAAACTCACCTTGTGGGTAAGGAGATGCCTTAAGTTTGACTTTTAGTTCTTTTCCCCGCATGACGGTGATTTGCTTTCTACCAGTAAGAGCCCCCATTGCAGTATTACCTAAAGTCACAATAACCTTAGGATTTAGAGTCAAGATCTCATCATGAAGAAATGGAATGCAAGCATCAATTTCATGCTTCTCGGGAGGCCTGACCCCATAACCATTATGTGCAGAGGGTTTGCAACGTATCACATTCGTCCTTCGAACGGCTACTGGAGGAATTTGAAGCGTCTCCAAGATTTCATCGAGAATCTTCCCTGCTGGCCCAATGAATGCCTCCCCCTTCTTATCCTCATCTGTTCCAGGGCACTCTCCCACGAGAAGAATGAGAGGTTGATTGGAGCCACGAGGGGTAACCATTATTGTCTTAGCAGATTTTCCAAGAAGACAACGGCAACTTACCTTTGAACAGGGATTGATAGGTGCCCAATCTGGAGTAAAACTAGAAGAGACTTGAGGTGAAAATTCAAGATACTCGATTGGAAAAGCCATAAAACATACCTCCTTCTAGAAGGTTCATGAGGTCAATTATGTGATTTCTTTTATAGACGCCAAATATATTTATTTGGGCCAAGGAATTTAAAGAGTCAAAAGGGAATTCAAGATAAATCGATCATGGAGAAGAAATACACGAGTGTGGACTTGCTTTCGAGTTACTACATAGGTCGAAGCAAGAAACCCCATTCCGATTGAGTCTGGAAAATATAGCATGAAATCGCAATCATTGGAGATAGCTAAAGTCAAGGCGGCATAGTTTCTGAGGATTTCTCGGCTGGGAAGCTTACCTAGAAGATCCATTCCCTCGAAGGTTTCAATTGCAGAAACCGAAGATGGAATAATTCGCCTCGTGAAGGAATCTTGAGTAGGTGGGGAATTTCGAGAATAGAGAACGATGGTCTGTGTAACACCTGGAATAAGAGAGAGTTCCTGTAAAATTTCTTTTGGAAATAGGTCCTCAATAAGGAGAGCTTTCTTATCGCGGAGGGAAAGAGCAAAGATATAGTTGAGAATTCCCTCTTTGCACTCCAAAGGACAGTCTAAGCCAGGAAGAATAGCAACCCGCTTCACACTTTGGATAAGATCTTGCATCGCTCAAGCCTCATCTAGACAAGTTCCACAGATATAGCCGTGGCAGATAAATGGGTGGAGATTCTCAAGTCTCTTCCAGTTTCCACAGATAACACAAAGAATCTGGAGGGAGTCTTCTCTTACCTCTATCTTAATTTTCTGGGAGATGAGATCTAACCGTTTCAGATTTTCAAGAAGCCCAAGTAACATTGTTCTATCCATGAGAGCCTCTCCTTGGGCTATAGGTAGCCATGATATAAGACAAGACATCTGCAAGATTTCGGTCTACCTTGAACTTGAGAACTGGTCCTAATCTGGAAAGTGCATCTTCGAGATCCAAGATAGTCACAAACATTCCTAGAAACATTTCAAAATGAGCAGGACGTGGAGTAGGAATAGAATTGGGATAAAGAAGAATGAGTTTGTTTCTCCCATAAGCATAACCAATTTTGGGAAGAAGCTCCTCATTATCTCCATCTGTTACTACCAAGACGAGATCGCTTAGTTCAATGTTATTTAGTTCATCCTGGAGAGAACCTGGGGTTCTAAAATCTCTGGAGGAAGTATGAGAGAACCCAAATTTGAGAAGAGACCCCTTAACAAGGGGAAAGCTTTTGGAAGATCCAATGATTACATGGGCGAGAGGAGTATCTTGCATAATCTAGCCCCTTCCAAGAGACTGAAGAATAGTCTTTGGAATTACTTCTTCCATTCCAGAACTTTGAAGGACTTTAGCAACCTTCTCCTGAACTCGTTGCATGAGACGTTTGGCACTAGATTTTGAGATTCCAAGAACCTCAGCATGAATCTCGATGGAAGGATAATCCCTCTTACAGAGACCCTTTACCATCTGAGATTTCTTCTCATAAAGATCCCAGCTTCGAGAGTTTGTGTTGACCCTCTCATGAAACAATATCGCTTCTTCAGGGTCCAGAGATTCAAGGATGCACTCTAGGATTTGGACGAGCTCAAGACTATGAGGTTGAAGAGTAACATCTGAAACCTCAATCTTTTCATCCTCAGTCATAATATCGAAAGAAAATTCCCTGTAACTATGAGACCCTCTTCCTCTCGTATATCTTGCCTTGGCTCTTCTTATGTCTCTTGCTACATAGTTAAGCCGCCAAAAGACAGCACGTTTAAATTTCATCTCAAGATCTTCAATATTTCCCTCTTCAATTCCCTTCAGCATAATATAAAGAAGCTTACGGCCTTCTTGCTCAAGATCTTCTGGTGTGAGATAACTACATTCGGATTTTCCCGAATAGGGGGCATATTTTCGAGCGGCTTGAACGATGGTCTTTTC